TTTCATCATCTATATATTCTGTTTGAATTAGTAAATCATTTAACTCGATGTTTTCTAATAAATATTGTAAAAAATTACCATTTTCAAACACAATATCTCCATCAGTTATACATACATATTTATATTTCAATAAGTTTTCATGTATTATGACAAATTTATTGAATACTATATTAGCCCAATTGCCTTGCCTGAAAATTTGAAAATTGTTATTTTCTTCTTCATCGATTAAAACACAATTGTATTTTTTATTATTCAAATATTCATATCCTTTTTTACCGATACAGTAACAATTTAGAGCAATCTTACTATTTATTTTTTCCAATGATTTTAAACAATTTTCTGTATATTCCAAATATCCGTTATTTGTTAGGGTAATGAAAGCAATATCTTGTAACATTTTATTATTATATACTAATATAATATTAATTATTTACTTCGTAATGCGACAAAACATTAACAGCCCGTACAGCATTGTCTTTTTAAAAAAAGAAACGGAAAGAACAGCCAACTAACAAATGTAGAAACCGACGAATAAATAACAGCCAAGCCGCCAATAGTAATAAAAACAGATGTAACCGGATTAAAAGAGAATATATTAAAAAGACTTAAAAGGAAGTCGTAAATGCCCTGCAAGCCGCCAACCGCGACACCCTCTGGCAGCGCAATTGCCGCTCTTACAATCATACTCGTGGTGCGTTTTAGCGGCCCGTAGACATATAATGTAGCCCATGTGGTAAATTCGTTTTCATTCAGTTCGTCTAGTAAAACATTTTTGGAAACGCGCTGCTCCGAGATGGCGGCTATACTAGATAAATGCTGCGTATGTTTGATTAAATCCAGTTCCCTTTTGACAATACTAAGCCGCGCCGCGGCTGAAACATCGGCCTTTAAAATAGGAAAGTCTTTGACCAAACCTTGTTTTAAAATGACAAGCTCTGAAACTTTTTTAGAAATGTAATTCTTAATTTTAGGAAATGGTAAATCATTTTTAACTAGATTTGTTAGTTTGTCATATATTTCAAAGACAATTATTTGTTCTAGTTTTAAAACCACTAATTTTAGAGCTTCTAATTGCTGCCAGGCGTTATCTTTAACCAGGTCCTTATTTAGGTCTATGTCTAGGTCTTTAACCAATTCTTTATTAAGAGCATCTTGAATCCGAGTCAGAAACTCTAAGAAATAATGGTAGGGAATTTTGTCGCCGTAAATGGTTGCTTTTTGCTTATCGTCGCGTTGCTTATCGCTTTGCTTATCGTCGCTTTGCTTATCGCTTTGCTTATCGCTTTGCTTATCGCTTTGCTTATCGCTTTGCTTATCGCTTTGCTTATCGCTTTGCTTATCGTCGCTTTGCTTATCGTCGCTTTGCTTATCGCTTTGCTTATCGCTTACGAAATCAAAAAACAAAGAGAACGAATTGATACAATAGACCTTGGAATAATCGAATAGCATGTCTGGCTCCAATGCGTTTCTTACGGGCACCTCTTGGCTGGCATCAGATAGCAATACGCTTACGGGAGCGACCAAATCCCCGGAAACAAATGCGCTCCCAAGGGCGAAGAAGAACGCGGTGCTTTTTTTGAAGGAATTCGTATTTAGGGGGATATTATTTTCTTTGACCTGGGGCAAATCTTTAGCGAAATCCTTAGCAACTAAAGAAAATATACGCTGCTTCTCCAAAGAAAACATCACATCTAGGCAATACGACTTACAATACTCGGAAAAATCGTGTAACATGTCATTAATGGTGGTAAAATAGTTATCGATTGACTCGTCACCTTCATACAGAAGTGACATAAAACTGTTGTAAAGGGAATCTGCTTTTTCCCTTTTCTTGGATTTTTCTACAATATTAGAAAAATCAATTGGAAAATGAGATAGTTTATTTAGCGAACTAACAAAGCCGACTAGTTCATATTTATCTAACTTTAAACCTGATAGGGAAAATACCTCATTAATTGAATAATTTGTTAGATAGATGTACTCTATATTTTTATTGTCGACTCTGGTAATTAAGGAAGCATTTGCGAACTGTATAAAGGAAAATAGGGAAAATAGAATGGGTAATATCATATTTGTTAGTTATACAATATTCGAGAAATGGTTTAAATTGTTTTAATATAGATTTAATAATACTTTATATGCTTATATATTAGGTAAATTACGATGTATAAAAAACAAAGGGGTAAAAAGGATCCAAATGATCCAAATGATCCAAATGATCCAAATGATCCAAATGATCCAAATGATCCAAATGAAAATATTACTCTTGACCTTACTCGCAAACAAAAACCTGTACAAGACAGGGTATTAGCTGCCAAATTAGCAACCCGTAAACCTAAAACCCCAAAATCCGCAGCAAATACATCAGTAGCAGCCGCAGCAGCAAATACATCAGCCGCAGCAGCAAATACATCAGCCGCAGCACTTCCTATACCATCTGCTGCCGAAATCAGGGAATCAGACCAAATGCGTCCTACAATGTCTGCCAAATCTAAAGCCGCAGCCGCAGCAGCGCCTAATTTCGCTGAAATTAAGAGACAAATTATCGCGGAGGTGGCTGGCATGTCCGGTTTAAAAGAAAAAGATTTATTTACATCTACCCAGGTGTATAGAAATTCACAACCAACCCCGCAATCATCATTAGACCTAGACCCAGATGTTCCGCAAAAAGCAGACCCAGTTCCGTCAAACACAGACACAATCCTCGATCCTGACATCGATCCTGACATCAAACCTGGCGAACCGGAAAATTTATTTACAAGCAGAGTAAAATTATTCGACCCCAGTGAATACAGTGATGGTGTTAACGGCATCTTAAAAAAATATCCATATGGTTATGATACAAATTCAATGTTATTTGCTGTAAGTATTACACCTGCGATAAACGAACGCGGTTCAAAAATTCGTGTTGTAATTTTATCAACAAAAGAAAGCAGGCCTTATTATATACATAAATTAAATAAGTTAATTCTTTTGTATATACTTTATTTTAAAAGTATATATTTTGATAGAGGTGGACGCGAGCAATTTTTTTATGTAGGTACTTTAGATAATCAAATTGTTCCACAAGGTAGATACGGGTTACATCAAGACGTATTGACGACCCAATATTTAAGCAAAAGTCAAGAAGAATTACTATACGCTTTTACTGCGGCGACGCAATTATATCGCGATCAGCTTGCAAGTCTTTTTCGGGACGAAAATGGTAGTCCATATACATATAAAAGCAGAGACATTGCTACTTTTGGAGCTATTCAATATGCGATTAAAGGTGGTCCTATGGCAAATACTACATTTAGAAACCCTGACGGAACCCGTTTGCTAAGTACACTCAACCCAATGACAGATGTAGATATAGCAACATCTACTTATGTTAATTTTATAGCACATCATACAACACCTAGAAATGAATATTTAGCAAGGCCTAGATTTATAGACACTGTATTATCTTATATAAATATATTGAAATCCCTTTTGGGTTCTCGCTTTAATGATGATGCTGTAAACGTATTTACAGATCTAGCACTTAACTATACACAACCTAATCATACAAATATGAAAGAATACAATATGATTTTTGATGCTTATAAGGCCTATAACAGAGCATTGAGAAGATTATTATTTATTTTATATGATAACGACAAAATTGATGAAACTTTTAAGTCCCAGTTTGAAAAATTAATCACCGACTTTAAGAGAAATCCAGATACAAAAATTATTTTTCACAATACTAATGTTGTTAATCAAAATATATATCGTAAAACAATTGTTAATCTTGATACCGTACACAAAGAGATCAAAACCAGATTTTTATTAAAGAATAATTATATTGGTCGCCCTTTTGACGAGCGTCAGATTCGCATTAACCCAAAAGGCTCACAAGCAAAAGCAGATGTTGAAACATTTTTCGTCGATATTGATAAATCATGTGTATCAGACTGTATTTATTATATGAATGACCCAATAATTCAGGCAATTGAGGTCGAAGTGGGTAACATGATTAGTAAAACAAAACAACCGGATGAATATATTGTAGCGCCTGATCCCGGCATGCGAGTTGGTGGCAAACGCCGCAAATCCAGATCTAAAACAAAACAAAAAAGGAATAAAAGAAGAAACACAAAGAAGAAATACTATTTTAAGAAAGGAAGAAAAATTAGTCAAAGAAGAAAATTTAGTCAAAGAAGGAAATCTAAGAAACATTAAACTAACAAATAAAGCAAATAAAGTAAAACTAACAAAATTATTTTATACGAAATGTATAATATAATCAATGGCACAATCAATGACACAAGCAATGACACAAGTAAGAACGGAACAAAAGACGATAATCACGCATTTTAACAGCCGTCAAGACTTTTTAAGGCTCCTAGAGAACAACCCTGGTCTAATCATCGTCAAATTGGGCGCCACCTGGTGCGGGCCATGTAAGCGAATTAAGCCGGTTTTAGACGGATTTTTCGCATCTAGCCCCGACAATGTATTATGCTGCGACATCGATGTCGATGAATGTTCCGACCTATATTCGTATTTCAAGAGCAAGAAGATGGTGAATGGAATCCCGGTGATCCTGCTATACAAAAAAGGCAACATCAATTTCTTCCCGGACGACTCTGTTACGGGCGCGGATCCGGTGGAACTGGACAAGTTCTTTAGGCGCTCTGGGCTACATTTGAAATCATTGGCGCCTGCAATCGTTAGACAAGGACAACAACGATAATAATTTATAAAATCTATTTATAAATCTATTTAAACATAAGTAAACATTATGTGTAAAATAAGTATGAATAAACTAACAATACCTATATCAATAATGAAATCCGCGATACCAAATGCGCTTTCTATGTTGTTTTTAGGAGGCGGCACCGCTTACATATTAGAGACAAAGAATTACTCACATATTCCATTGTTCCTTTTATTTCCTGAAGCATATTGCGGATATAATATATATAAACATCGCGACACAATAATTAAATATATAGTTAAACCTACTTAAAGACTTTTTCCAAAGGGAATGTAATATTAAGTAATAAATGGATTTAGCCGAGCAAGACAACAAATACAACGAACTTGTAGCGAATCATTTGAAACAGATATCAAATACAATGTTTTCGTTTGAGCTAACAAAGTGTTGCAATTATAGCACCCTGGTATTTTTATACAAGGAAGACAAAGTGTCAGATCTGTTTCTACAAGTGGCGAAGCATTTTGGCTGTAAAACATTAGTATCACTATATATTATTGGACTAGAGGGACAAAAGGTGTTGATACCGTTTAACAGCCATACCACTTTGAGAGAGTATATCTTTGAGCAACAGCATATTTTGAAACCAGTATACGATGTTCCATTGCCTGTCGTGTATCGCATTTATTTGGATGATGGACATAAACATGATCATAGTCATTAAATATTCAAATAAGTTCTTTTCAAACAAGTTCTTAAAAAAAGCATTTAAATATATATTCATTTTGTATAATAATACAATATGAATTACAAAAATTTCAAAAATCAAGAAGACAATTGTTTCAAAGGGAATGGATCGTGTCCGAAAGCCGGTATAAAAATCCATGAAACCGATCAAGACCTTAGACAAAACTCTAAGGACATTTTCAGACCATCTACCGTCAGGACACCCGTCAGTTTCTACGAAACATCGCTCAGCAACCTGGATCTAGACTTGGATCACTATTCGCTAGAAGACTTATATAAGCTATTCAATATCCCAGCTCAGCAGCTCGGCGAACAATCGTTAAAAAACGCAAAACAGATTGTTTACAAGATGCACCCAGATAAATCGCAACTAGATGCGAAATATTTCCGCTTCTTTTCCGCAGCATATAAGCGCGTCTTTTCGATTTTCGAATTCCAAAACAAGTCGCTAAATAAACGTCCTACAACAAACAATAGTGACAACGAATTCTACGACGAAAGCAACAAGACCATCCTGAATAATATGTTTGAACAAAATAAGGGCTTAAAGGACCCGAAAAACTTCAATAGTTGGTTCAACGACAAGTTCGAAAAGCACGGTTTAGACGACGATATCGGTAACAAAGGTTACGGGGATTGGCTCAAATCGGACGAAGGATTGTATTTTGGAAACGATAATGTAACAAAGGCAAACATGAATGATGCTTTCGAAAAACAAAAGAAGCAAATTCAGTCGCTAACGACATATCAGGGTGTCAACGAATTATACTCATCATTCAGCGGCTCATTGCTAGGCGACCAATCAGACAATTTCACCGGCTCCGAGGGCGGCCTAAGTTACATGGATTTGCGGCAGGCGCATGTAGAAAGCGTGATACCGGTTACACAGGACGACTATGACCGCGTGCCAAAATACAAATCCTTGAGCGAATACAAGGCTTCACGAGATACCTCGGATGTTAGCCCGCTTTCTAAACAGGAGTCGGAGCGCATGTTATTAGAGCAAGGTAGAAACTTGGATAAACAATCCGCGGCCCTGGCGTATAAATATGCGCAACAATCGGAAAGATCAAAACAAAATAGTTCTTCTTTTTTCTCGGATTTGCGACAGATAAAACGATAATAATCCTTTAAGTAGGTTTTATTATATATATATATTAACAATAATATAGAACTAACAAATGATATACATAAATGGACCTCGTAGTGCAAGATTTACATTATAAAAAGGGTCTGCCAATGGAATTGATTCAAATCATATTGCGATACACTTGGGAGCCGCAGTCGAAACTTTTGTTAGAAGATATAAAAAGTTATATAAGCTCGATGAAACAAATATTAGAACAATATTATACATATTGGCAATTATTTGAGCCGGGTGAAAACCATTTAAATTGGTTAGAAAATGATATGATAAGATACGCGAACGCTGAACAGCCAACTAACCAAGGTCCACATCCAAAAATGCGGGATATTATTGGACGACTATTTTGTAAAAAACCAAATTGGTTTCTTTATAATTCTAAAATGGGGTCGAAAGCGATAGCAAATATGTTTTGGGGTTTATTTACGATCGAAGAGCGAATCAAATTCGTCCAAACCAGTTTTAACTAGTTTTCAATAGTTATATGATAATTTTACTTTATATGGTTAACAAATTTTTATAATAATATAATATATGTTAGTTGCTAATTATATTATATTGGCCATAATTATTATCGCATTAGGAATACTTTACCAGAAGTTCTGCGAGAAACAGTCTTTAATATTGCCAGAAGACAATTCTTCGGAAATACGCAAATATTTGTTGAACGAGTCGTCTTTAGCTAAGAGTAAAAAGCCGATTTTGTGGATCCATGTGCCTCATGAATATAACTCGCGAGATTGGCTCAGTTTCGGTTCGCGAAGTTCTTTTGAAGTAAACCAGCCTTACCTATATTTAACAGTTAGAAGCATTATTAAGAACTGCGACCAATCGTTTCACATATGTATAATCGACGACAAATCATTTGCGAATTTGATTCCAGATTGGAACATTGATTTGACTCTTGTCGCTGATCCAATTCTATCTAATATAAGGCAACTAGCGTTGGCCAAGTTGCTCTACGCTTACGGGGGCGTTTGCGTGCCGATTTCGTTTTTATGCTGTAAGGATTTGGTCGGGCTTTATGAGAAGGGGACCAATGGCGACACCATGTTTGTATGCGAGAATGTTTGTATGAATATTACTTCGACGACGGATATGTTTTGTCCGGATGCGCGATTCTTTGGCGCCAAGAAAAACAATGAGGTTCTGCGGCAATATATCGAATTCGTCCAGCGCCAAATATCTGACGACTATACGGCGCAAACGGAATTCCTGGGGGATTTCGACAGATGGTGTAACAAGAAAATAACTGCGAAACGCATGCGCTTAATACCTGGCACCGATGTGGGCACCAAGACGGTGGATGAAGCTCCCGTAACCGTCGACACATTGCTCAGCGAAGATTATATTCATTTTTATCCGAGGATGTATGGGATTTGGATCCCGGCAGACAAGATTTTGAAGCGCGTAAAGTTCGAGTGGTTTGCTCGCATGTCGCCTCAACAGATTTTCCAGGGCAATTTCATATTGGCAAAGTATATTGTTCTGGCGACGGCACCGGACTCGAAGATGGGAATTATTGAACCGCTTGAAGGAAAACCAGATTGGATTAGCTTTTGGAAGGTTCCGATAAATTCAAATTCTCATACACTGAATGTTTGGTCGGTTATGCCGCAGAATCTCGGTAATGATGTGCCTCGCGCAAAAAATCCTGGAAATCTTCCTTAAACTGTGTAAAATGTGTAAAATAGTTTAACGAAATCCGCATTAGATATGATAACAAATTTTTAGTCGGAAATATATTTATAAATGAAATTTGATAAATCTCATTTATAAATGATGTGAACAATATGATGTAAACAATATGATGTAAACAATATGATGTGAACAATATGATGTAAACAATATGATGTATTTATGTTATTCACATGGCTCTGGATTCAGCAATTGGTGACCTCAGAATTTTCTCAGAATTTTCTTCGGGCTTTCAATTCATCCACCTCCTTCTTTAAATCCTGAATCGCCTTCACCAAGACAGGCAATAATTTGCCATAAGATGCTTCTATTCTTTCTGGATTTGCTTCATAGACAAGACCTGGAATAGTGATGCCGGTATCTACTTGAACCTGTTTTAAATCTTGCGCGATAAATCCCGTATCCGGAATATCTTTCTTGCCACCATCTCTCATATTCCATGTGAAAGAAACCGGCTTCAACTGTTGCACGAAATCCAGTCCGGCGCTTAATTCCACGATATCTTTTTTATCTCTGGCGTCGCTAATAGATGTAATAGAGCCTGCAACGCATCTGAGAACCATACCAGCAGTGTTATCCCCCAGTGTAATTTGATTGCTCACGGCGCCACTAGATGGCTGAGCGTTGAACCCAATACATGTAACATTGGTACCGCTTATTAAGTCGACACCGGCATTATGTCCAAGGGCTGTATTATCGCTACTATTACAATTAAATAACGCCTGATACCCAACTGCGGTGCTTTGAAGGCCAGTAATGTTATTTTTTAACGATTCCGTCCCGACAGCGGTGTTTTTGATTCCATCGATATTTGAGTGCAAAGCATAGTATCCAACCGCGGTATTAAGCGAACCAGTTGTATTATTTTTTAACGCTTCCGTCCCGACAGCGGTACAGGCTGCAAAGTAGCAGCCTGTAACTCCATATAACGCTACATTTCCAACCGCGGTATTTGAATACCCAGTTGTGTTATAGTATAGCGCAGAAACTCCGACTGCAACATTAGTAGATCCAGATACATTCTCAAATAACGCGTAAGTTCCAAGTCCTGTATTTTGATACCCAGTGGTATTTTTTATCAAAGTATTCACACCAACCGCAACATTAAACGAACCATCACTATTTGTTTCTAATGCGTTATGCCCTACTGCGGTATTTGATTCTCCAACCGTATTAAATGCTAAAGCCTTTGTCCCAATCCCCGTGTTACTACTTGCGATAGTATTCGCATTTAATGCTCGGTACCCAATCCCCGTGTTTTGAAAGCCAGTTGTATTATTTTCCAACGCGTTTGACCCGACCGCCGTGCAGTTTGAATTCGTATTAAAGCACAGTGCCGCAGTGCCTAAAGCCGTGTTATAGCTGCCAGTCGTATTTTGTAAAAGCGCATTTGTTCCTAAACTAGTATTACTAATTCCAGTGGTGGTAGCATATCCGGAGTACGCTCCGACCGCGGTGTTCCATTTGTCTGTGCTATCGTGTAAAGCACCGATACCAAATGCGGAATTATTTCCACCAACAGTTGAATTATTTTGCAAGGCGCCATCGCCGTATTTCGTGTTTCCAGTCGACATTAATTATAATATAATATAATATAATATAATACATTTTAACAAATTTTTAATTAATTCTTTTACATAATAATAGAATAATAGAATAATAATATAATAATAATATTATTATTATTAATATTATTATATGTTTGTAATAGATTATACTCCAGTCGCACCATTAGTTCACGCAAAATACATAACATATTCTTCCCTTTTATTTTTTTGCCCGAGCATTTATGCTTTTACAAAGGACCAGTTTGTAATGTCTGGTGCGCTTTTTGTTGCGGGAACGGTGAGCGTGAATCATTGGCGAAATCCGACATATTCTTGGAGACGAATTGCGGACCATTTTACCGCCAAAGCCGCGTTTGTGATTTGCTTGGTAAACGGGGTTTTATTCGCAACTGACGCGGTATTTATAACAGCTGAATTAATCTGTTCAAGTTTATTTGTATACTGTTTTTACATGTCGGATAAGTATTGTAATAAAAGCATATCTATAAATGAGATGGATCCTTGTTGGTGGAAATATCATGTATTGTTTCATTTTTTTAGCGTGTGTTCTCAGATGCTAATAATATATGGCATGTAATCAAATGATTGTAAATATATTTAAAGATAAATTACTATTAACAGTAATATTAGCAGATATGTCAGTCAATTTCGAAACCATAATTAAAAATGTATTGGATATTTCCACGATAGATTCAACAAGATATGTCGCGCCTTATAAGCAAACCAGATGGATAGTAGGTTCCTCATGTTTGTTCTTGATTCCGAGTGTATATGGCTACTCGTGTGAACAATATTTGTTAGCAACGGTCGCGCTATTGACAAGCATGTTTAGTGTAAATTTTTGGAGGGACGCGACTTATTCTTACAGAAGAAGCATGGATTGTATTATGGCTAAAATATCCTTTATTATTTTTACTGTAAATGGGGTTATATATATAACAAAATTATCACATCTAATCTCTGGTTACGGCGCATTAGTCGGAATAATATATTGTTATTTTATGTCAAATAAACATGGTAATTCAGATTTATGGTGGAAATATCATATGATGTTTCATGTATGTGTATCATTTGCGCAATTTATATCTATAAAAGGCACAAATGATTATTACAGTTCGGCTTAGATTATTTATCAATCACGACTTCTTTCACTACATTACTGACGATTTTCTCGTAGTTTTTCAACTGTTCTTCTGTGCTGCTGCCAGACATGGTCTCACAAATTAGTTTATTATATCGATCATTTTGTTTCGATTCAGGGTCTCTGTATTCTGGATTGCGCTTTTGCCATTCGAATATGTTCTGAATATTTTTCTTGGCCACTTGCTTTATTGCTTTTGTTAAAAGCGGCTTATCTTCTGTTTCTTTAATCCATTCATTCGCATTTTTGACATACAAGGTGTTGCGTTTCACATCGCTACAGTGAAGCGGGCGTTTACAAACATCCAGTTTTTGCAAGCCATTGATGAATATTTTGGAAATACCGTTAGCGTAGCCAACCCTCACTGTTTCTTCTAAATCTTTTACACTTAATACAAGGGAATCTACAAATTCATTTATATTAAGCGCGTCCTTACATGTGTCATTCAAATACACATTCAAATTGAAACTAGTATTGTTATTTGTATTATTGACATTGTTGTTTATGATATTTGTTTGCGAATTTTTGGACAATTCTACAATTTGTTTGCCTTGTTCTTGATTTTGGTCGATTAGTTTCATTATTAAATTGGTGAGGTGAGCCGGGTCGTTTTGCGAGGTTTCCGCTGGTTCAACGGATTCACATGTTTTTTTTCCATGTCTCCATAGTCCCGCTCTATCATTAAATATTTTGGAACAAGTTGGACAATTATATTTTTTATTTGCGAGCAACAACGGCGTTGTCGCATTATGCTTAATGCTTAAGATATGAATGTCATAACTGCTTTTCTTACTGGTTCTGTAGTCACATTTTTCGCAAAAAAAACGGGGCAAAATCGGAGCGTTGTTTTTAGTTGCCATTCGTTGTTATATTTGCTTAATATTTAAAAATGTCCGAAAAAACGACCCTTTTTAGCAAATTTCGAAAAAAAGTATGCTCACAGTTTTTTTGGCGGAAAATAAATTTTTAGAGCATTATGCTCACAAACTGAAAAAAAATGTGTTTATCCAAAGCTTCCTTCGGGTTTTCAAAAATGGACATTTATAAATGTCCAAAATCGAAAAACCTTTTCCCAATTTAGAACAGTACAGTTCAGAAGTTCAGAATTGTAATAGACACACCATAAGGAAACGAACCTAACTATAGATACTCTCATGATATATGGTCACGCATTTAGAGACGATTTTGTAACCCATGAGAGCATAAAATGCCGAAATAAAAGCCGAACAATTTAATATATATTGTAAAACAACTTAAAGAAACACAATGCAGCAATGCCCGACACAGCTGACGCAGTGCATGCCAGAATGAAACCAATTTGCCTGCTGAATATCGTCTGAAAAGCAGAGACAGTTGTGTAAATATCCATAATAATACATAAAAATGGTTAAAAGAAAGGTAAATATAATTGCGGTGGATAAGATATACTGCTTCACCGTTAGTTTCGCTAGGAACAGTTTGTTGTAAAATAGGTATCCACCATAACCCACAATACATAAAATGGCGATTTTATCGATAATATTTGTTACATATGTGTAAGAAGAATGATAGAATAAAGAGGTAATTATAAGGGCCATAAATAGCCCAGCATATAAATAGTAGCCGTATAGCCAGGCGAATATAACATTGATTACAAAGACAAAACTGGAATAAAAACAGGAATTACAGGTATTGCCTGTATTGCCTGTATTGCCTGTATTGCCTGTATTTGATTCCTTGACTAAATTTATATCCTTGTCTAAAATTATATCCTTGTCTAAATTCATAATATAATAAATCAATTATATTATATTATAAAAAATCAATTATAATATAAATAATATTTAATTCAATTCATCTCGATTAATATACACAGTATAGTTGGTCCAAACTTCTCGACAAGTAGGGCAATTTCTTAAACTACCAACACGTTGTCTTAACCATTGTTTAATAGCGGTTTCCATAAAATGATTATTACATTCGGAACATGTCATATAATTTTGATTCACATCGATAACCTCATGCGTAATGTAGCATATATTGCGGTCAGGATTAATCAATTGATGCGCAATAATGCCATTTGGGATCGGATATTCTATGTTAATTACAGGTAGAGGTATATTATTAATATAATTCTCAGTATAAATGATATTACTGGGTCCTGTTCTACCATGAGAAGCTACCTCCGCATAGGTAGCACCAGAAGTATTTCTAGAAATGTTGTTATTTCTATTTGAAGAAGTGGATGAGGAATTAGCAGAAGAATTAGGATTTGAAAATATAGCATTATTAACATAATTCCCAGACATGTCGAATATATTAGAATTAAATTGAATAGGTTGAATCGGTTGAATCGGGTGATCCAGAGTTGTTTGTTCAATAAAAGGAGAGCTATAATCTATTGTTAATCCAGCAAGTCCATTCGTTTGCCGAAAATAGTTAAAATATACATTATGTACAACTATTCGAGGCTGATCCGCGGAAAATTCAAGACATAGTATAGAACTTTGAAGCTGTGTTAGATTAATTGCTCCTGAAAAGGTATTTGTGCCTCTGTCTAGAAAATCTGTATGGTCTGTAAAAGGCATGTAAAGCAAGTTCTCTGACAATTTGACACATGAATTTAAAATTAAATATCGACCATAATCGAACCTTAAACTATTATTCACATAAAACTTAATAGACTGTAAATCAGTAACTGCGCATTGAATTAATAAACCTTTAGTGGAGCCAAATAATGAATTAGTTTGAATCTGAAAGCTGCGCCTATTATTAGTTACAGCAGCAGCAGCAGTAGCAGCAGCAGACACAGACAGTGTGCCAATTTGTTGGATGAAACTGCGACTGGTGTTTCTGTTATTTAATCGAGATTGTTCTACTTGGTTGTGTATATATACTTTGGTTACCAAGCTAAAACTATTAGCATAGTTGCTAATTTCATGCGCATCTAACAAAACAAAGGAAACAGTGGAAAAAAACAGTTCATTCATATTTATTTGATTAAATAGCGATTCGAAAGGGATTTTAAGATATATTTTACCGTCATGAAATTCAGCCGGTTTCAATTCATGTAATAAAGAAAGTGATAATTGTAACATGTTTTGACCAGAAACTTGTAAAACGAGGCGCATCCTGTGAAAAAGGCGACATACATTATAAATATTCAGATGCGGATATAATTGATTTTGACCGGGGTATAAATTAATAACGAGAGCTTGTGGGATATAAGAATCATAATCTTGAGACAAATTCAGCGTACAAGTATTACCATTATTACTAGTATTACCATTACCATTATCAAAATCAAATACTTGAGTTCCTGTGGCAAAATTCAGGACATTTGCGAAATTCATGGAAGCATTTGTGGAAGCATTTGTGGAAGCATTTGCGAATATTTGGGAGACCATTCCGGCGCGTATATTATTATTATTTGAAGACATTGGGATAAATAATAATATATTGTAATATATGTTTAAGTAAATATTATAACATTAATATAAAACAATTTAAATACACTACAAGTATATATATAACCAAGTAAGATGTCGCAAACTGATAGTTATTTAACCTTATGTATTGAAGAAAGAGATGAAGACAATTACGGGTCCGTTAAAAGCAGACTATTTGTGTCTTATGATATCGAGCAAGAGTCGTATGTGGTGTATGGTAAATGCCACCGAACCGGGGTAGATAATTTACCATTCTTTTTTAGAGCAGATAAAGGAACGGATATGTATAAATTCGTCAAATTTGTGGTAGGTGGTGACGCGAATATCAGTTTCACATTGTATAATTACAATAACATGCCTTTTGATTTGGAAGGAGTTGACTATGAATTTATGGAGGCTAATATGGATATTAGATACGAAATCGCGGTATATGATTTTGTCCATATTTCTAAAACGAGATTCAAGGAAACTTTGCGCATGTTGAAGTGTGTGTATAATTTTTATTAACCGAAAAACAAAGAAAAGAAGGAAAAACAAAGAAAGGAAAAACAAATCAAAGAAAGGAAAAACAAATCAAAGAAAAGAAAAATCAAAAAAATATGTGATATATGATGTCATATTTTGACTTATCATATTTAATTTGAGATGTATATGTAATCTTATTGAAATTACATATTTGTCGTAAAATGGTAACGAATGAATTATAGTTCATTTTCCGTTCCAAATATCTGCGTTTAGATATGTGATAATATGGCTTACAAACTTCAATGAATTTGGGAATGGTTTCATTAAATATACCCTTTTTATATGCGTTATTATTGATGATATAATATGCCTCTGTTTTGATGGCATTATTTTCTATTAAGGCCTTCAAAACTTCAGTAGGAACTTTATTTTTAAATATTTGAGAACTCATTATATTATTTATAATAACGGTATATAAATAATAGATCAGTAAATAATTTGTTGGATTGACCTAAATGAAATGCTTATTTGAAATGCTTATTTATTATCAATATTGGCGCACATATTATTCGAAAATAGAGCAAGTTCTATTTCATCTTCGTGGATGTTATGAAATACCGTGATGTATTTACAAATAATGGGGATAATATTATATTTTTGCTTCTCTGTTAGCATGTCACTGATTTTAACAAAAAGGAAATAATTGTCTAGAATGTCCATGACTGAATAGCCTTTATCATATAAATTATATAAAATACGAATCGCTTTTGTTAGTTGCTTGGTTTTAATCAGTTGAGTATAATCATTAAAGATGTGAAAACTAATATTAGTACAAACATTATTAGCTAGTTCAAGCGTAATTGGTTGATTTAACAGCTTGAATTTTTCCATATAGTTAATCAATATTTTAGCAGTATTGTTACATACATTGAGTATAAATTGCTCCGCATCATCGTCGATTCCTATTTTTTCATTGACCTTTATTTTGCGCATAATGGTCATCAAATTCTCCTTTTGTAGCGGCTTAATTTTGATGATAATGAGCCGCGATTGTAATGACTCGATGACTTTCTGAGAATTACTACAGGAAGAAATAAAATGAACATTGTGACTGTATTTGTCTATACAATTGCGAAAAACTTGCTGACTTTGTTCATTAATGAGGTCGATATCGTCGAGAACGACGAATTTCTTTTTGCCTTTAATGGAAGAGCAAGTTTGACAGAATGTTTTGACATCATTGCGGTAGTAATTAATGCCTTGCTCTTTTAGACTATTAATGTGTAGAATATTGTCTTCGACTGCTGAAGTCGCGATATAATATTCGCGAATGACCGCATTGAGGAACGCGGTTTTGCCACACCCGATGTCGCCAATGAATAAAATATTCAAATTATTGATATTGATGAGTGTATTCAGGATGTCAATCATTTCACTATCTGTTTCAAAGTCAGCAAATCTAGTTGGTTGATATTTGTTTAAAAAAAGAGGGTTATTCATAATTAATATAATAAGTTAATAAGTATTTAAGTTTATCTCAAATAATATTAATATATGAATTCAAAAGCTGGTTCTTTTTATGAAGCATTGAATATTCCTGAAACGGCAACGGCGGACGAGATTAAGAAATCGTATAGAAGGCTTTCTATGATGTATCACCCGGATAAGAATGGAAATAGCCAAGAATCGACGGAGAAATTTCAAAAGATTAGCGAGGCTTACGAGGTTCTAGGAAATCCGGAGAAGAAGCAGGATTATGATATGACGCATAATAATCCGTTTTTTAAGATGATGAGTCAAGGGATGAACATGAATATGAATCCAAACATGGGTCAAAGCATGCACATGGGTCAAAGCATGCATCCAGTAGATGAATTATTTTCAAGTTTATTTGGCATGCCCTTTATGAGCAGCGCATCAGGACTTGGTCCGGATATACAAGTTATGGGTTCGGGACTGGGTCCAAATATAAGAGTGTTTCAAAATGGTAGACCAGTTCATGTTCAAAGCTTCGGTCAAGGTCACGGCCAAGGTCACGGCCAAGGTCACGGCCAAGGTCACGGCCAAGGTTTTGGACAAGGAACTTCCTTCACTCAATCCAAGCCAAATCCAATAGTAAAGAATATTACAGTGCCGATAGATAAGATTTTAACAGGCACAACCATTCCGGTCGATGTGGAACGATGGATGATTGAGAATGGTCTAAAGGTTTACGAAAAAGAAACCGTTTATGTTAGTGTGCCAAAAGGAATAGATGAAGGAGAGCTGATTTTATTGAAAGACAAGGGAAATATTCTTAGCGAGACAAATAAAGGGGATATTAAGGTTTTTGTTAAAATAGAAAATAACACGGAATTTATCCGTAAAGGATTAGATTTAATATTGAATAAGACAATCACTGTAAAGGAAGGATTGTGTGGGTTCAGCTTTGAATTAAAATATATAACAGGGAAGGTTTATACGATAACGAATAATTCTGGCAATATAATAAGTCACGGGTATCAGAAGATGATACCGAATATGGGGTTAACCCGAGATGACCATACTGGAAGTTTATTAATCATTTTCGATGTTAAATTTCCGGAGAAATTGTCAGAAGAAACCATTGATGCGTTAAAGGCGATAGAGTTTTAATTACACAATAATAGTACACAATAATAGTACACAATAATAGTAAACAATTATATTATAAAACAATATAAAGGCTTCCAAATAGTATAGATATATATGACCTTTATTCGTTTTTTTAATCAAATCAAGACTTTGAAACCCATTCCACGATGTGTCGATTGTAAGTATTATTTGCTAAAAGATTCATACGCAAACAATCGATGCGCAAGAGTGATTTATAAATGCGCAGATACAGGTGTAAATAAATTCAAATATGCGTATATTGCGAGAGCAGAAGAGACGATATGCGGACCAAAAGGCACCAACTTTGTATTAAAAATAAGGGATAATAAATAGGATATTAAATAGGATATTAAATAATATATTAAATAATATATTAAATAAGATATTAAATAAGATATTAACTATTAATTAATTAATATATTTAAGACAAAAAGAACTTAAAGAGAATACATATATTAATATGTGGTAGGTATAACTATCTCCGTTTGTAAGCTCCTTTAGTTCAGTGGTAGAATATTTTCCTTGTAAGAAAAAGGTCTTGGGTTCAATCCCCAAAGGGAGCTATTATTTTATTTATTATTTTGTAATATAGTAAATAAAATACTTATTTTTATTAACGATTCCTTTAAGACGAAGAACCCAAATTCTCAAACATATTGTTTTTGGCTCTTTGAGATCGGCTGCGCTTGCGTCTCAAGTTGTGACCGGAATGCTGATGTCTGCGGCTGATGGCGCGCTTGCGGCAGTAAGATTTTCTCTTGCCAGACTTGGTGAGACGGCAGCTGGGACTTTTGCGGCAGCTCTTCTTAATTTTGCCGCGGCAGGCGGAGCTTTTCACTTGTTTGCGATAGTGTCTACGAGCAGATAATGTAGTGGCCATTTATATATTATATTTAGAAAATAAATATAATAAATCTTAAATATAATAAATCTTAAATATAATAATATATTATTTCGTTATTTGAACGCTTATTTTCGACGATTTAAAAGCGCATCCTTGTAAGTTCGTTTTCTGCGACTGATGCGATTCTTGCGGCAATAAGATTTTCTCTTACCTGCCTTGGTATACTTACATGTTTTTCTCAAGTTGTGGCAACCTGCCTTACCTTTTCCTCGGCAATGGGAGCCTTTAACTTGTCGCCGGTAGTGTTTGCGCGCGGATAATGTAGTGGCCATTTATATATTATTTAAATATAATAAATTTAAAATCTGCTAAATAATATAATGACAAAATATAAAATATAAAATGATTAAAAATCTGCTAAATAATATAATGACAAAATAATAAAGTATATTTATAGTATATAATGCCAACGACAACCGGAGGACGCAGTTCAGGAGTAAATTATGCTACCGCATCAATGTTTGACCGCATGTATTTGTCTCTACAGAACGCACCTAATCAGTTAAGAGGTGCGCAAATATTCGCCGCAACATATCAAGCAAATACGCAAGGATCCGCTGGTTCCTTATCTAGATTGGTAAGAGGAATTAAGAAATAGATATTGGTAAGAAATATATATTGGTAAGAAATATGCGTTTTAAATGTCTAAATGTAAATATAATTATAGTTCATTAATGGGAAAAACAAGAAAAAATACGGTTGCTAAAAAAAGCAAGGATTTAGAAGATTTGATTGCTGAAAAAGAAAAAGATTTAGATTTGAATGATTTAGATTTATCAGATACTGATTCCAATTCATCCGATTCATCCGATTCCGAATCAGACGATGAAGCAGAAACATCCATTTCGAAAGAATTAAATACAATGATAAATGGCGGTATAGATAGTATTAAGGAGGTAGATTTAATGATGCCTGCGATAGGTCTTGGGCTACTTACGATAATAGGCTTTGCTTTATACAATGGAGCAAAAATGTAATTTATAATACAAGTAAATATATAATATTTTAATATAGTATAATGGGAACCGGATCAGGAGCAGGAAGAATCAATTCGCGAATTTATAATAATTCTTTTGCGGGAAAAAATAATGAAGCGTATATGCCTTTTTATTTTCAAGCAGCAGGCAATTCATTTTATAATTTAAGTCGAGCGCAGTATTCGAGACAAACATATTACCAATTAGCAGACAATGGCGCGGGAGCGGGAGCACGAGGGGATAGGTGGTTAAGAACGCAGGGATACCAGCCAATCAGTTTTATTCCACCGTCTTTAAGCGACAAGTAAAGCGACAAGCAAAGCGACAAGCGAAGCGACAAGTAAAGCGACAAGTAAAGCGACAAGTAAAGCGACAATTAAATTAAGAACAAATTTATCTTAAATTCTGCCAACCCTTGAGAATTATTGTGCTTCATATGGTAGTCGGTTTGTTTGTTAATAATTAACAAATTTTGGTGCCTGGGCTCGTATTTTTCTAAATCTAACCGACCTCCAATAAGATCCGCAATATCATAAATATAAGTGACTAGCACGGAACTAAGAGCATCTTCCAATTCAAATAAAATCTTATTTTGGTGAATATTTATGAGATTTTGTAGCAAAATGACCAATTCATTCGCATATTCGCATAATAACGGTTTTTTTAACAGAGGAAAGAGCTGAACGATGAACTTCAAGTACACTTGTTTTGTAGCAGCTAGCGCTTTTATTTTTGTGGCGATTTCTGGGATAACATCTGGATTATTCGCATGGGTGCTCATGGTATCAAATAATAATAATATCAATATTATTATTTGCTAATATTATTTCAATTTTATACATTTTATACAATTTATAAAATTAATTAGGACATGGTACAAACCCATTTGGATTGTGCGTATAATTGCTATATTGTCCTAAAGTTGGTTGACATGGGAAACAGTTCTTTGTATTCGAACCATCACCACTTCGGCAAACCGTTGCTAACCTATTTTTAGCACGGCGATTCGAGGTGCTAGAAGCACCGACTCCTGAAGCACCGGGTGTATATTTGTTGTATAAATACACGGGACTATTACATGTGATATTACCACCAGGGTTCATTTTTGTAGAACGCCTGCCGGCAACACCGTTGTTCTTCTTAAACATAAATCCGGGGAATGTAGAACCGCCGAACCAAAATTGACCATTTGAAGGACCTGTTCCAAAAGCGGATGACATTGTTACTAATATATATCCACCTTTTAAAAAAAGCTGGAGGCAAAATATCCACCGTTTAAAAAAGCTGGAGGCAAAATATTTCCTAAATTTGAAAATATTTTGTAAATAAAGATTATTTATTTTTGGCTTTAAGTTTCACGGAAGCTTCGCAAAACCTTTGTAAAGTCCATCCGGAGATAAACTTGTGGAAAAACTTGTGGAAAAACTTGTGGATAACAATGCTTCCAGCTTTAAGGGCTTCGCCCCATCCGGGGAAAAAGGTGGAAATTAGGAGATCTTTCTTGTCGGGATATCGCTAGACACCAAATAAATAGAATTCTCCGTAATGATAATATACTCCGAACCGGTCTTATAAAACTTCGCAATAGGACTGGTATATTCTTCCGCACTCTTAACTAACAACTTTTCACCCGACTCTCGCACACCAACAAGCGCCTTCTTGTCCACAGAAGCGGACCAATAATCTAACATAATCGGCTTATCCTCTACAATAGCCAACTTACTGGCATGCTGAAGACTGGTATCAGATGGTAAACGGTAAGTAGAATTGTTGGTGACAACAGAATTGCTGTCGGAAGTGGAAGCGGTTACAGAAGCGGCGGCTTTTTTTGGTTCGGGAGTAGACATTATATTTAAAACTAATTTAAAAGTCTTTAAATACTTATTTTGTTAAATACTTTAAATATACAAATTAAATATACAAATTAAATATACAAATTAAATATACAATTTAAATATACAAAGTAATATAATGAAACCGCCGCTAACAGAATATACTCAATATGTTTTATATAATGTAGAAAATTACAAACCATTAATTCAGAATACACCACAAGAGATACTAACAAAATTCGTCGAAGTAATCATAGAATATATGAGGCTAATGGCCGAAAAGATAAATATTAAAAACAAGCAATATTATGTTTTTATTTTCGAACGAGGTATAGAAATATTGATTCATGTTTTTTCAATGGTATTTTATTACACTAAAAACCTAGAGCTTACCTTCTACCACAGTCAAAAATCATATTATTTTTTCGTGGAATTTATTGAACAGATTTCTGATGACAATATTACCTTTTTACAACTCAGCTCCAGAGATGCGTTGATGTTCGTATATAAAAAAACGATTTTTGAAATAAACAACGAATACAAGAAGGGTTATCCGCAATTAACGGCGGATGAACTAGAAATAATATCTTACATGGACGCGCATATATGTATTTATAAGAAACTTGTTAGTTTCCTTATTTTCTACAAGGATTTCAAGGTTGAAAATAAGTTAGATTATATTAATATGGTATGTGACAACATACATCAAATAGGAGCTGTACTAAATACTTTGAAAAAATACCCAAGAGTAAAAGATAAATATTTTAATAAAGAAAATTGTATTTGTTTATTTATAAACCTGTTAGAAAAGGAAGCATTTGAACTAACAAATATAGAGGCATTTTTCGATATATTAAATAAATTTATATACCGCCTTAGAAAAGATAAGAAAATAGCGAATGTAAAAAATATTATCACAAACCTTAATACAAATTATAATGATGTGCGAAATGACACCGACCTGGCAAATTTAATAGATTATATTTTTGTTGAATATTGAATAAATTACAGAGTGGGTTTCTTTTTGTTATAACTTCTTTTAACTCTTTTTTCGACAATTTGCTCCTGTTCTTTTTTATTAGATGATTCTTCGCCTTCAATGTGAAACTCTATTTCACCACTGGTGTTATCACTCTCTTCTAAAACACACGCTTGTGCTTGTGCTTGTGCCGGTGCCTGCGTTGTCATTATCATAACCACTTTTCTTCTAATCTTCTTCTTCTTGTCTTTTAATAACGAGCCTTCTATTAAACTTTGACAAATATGCTCGAATTCCGTTTTAAGTAGACTTGTTAGAAAAGTGTAAATGTCATTCAGCACATTTTCTTCACACATCCCAACAATTAGCACGCTTCCGGTTCTAAAAATCATGAACGATACTTCGATAACATTGATATTCGCCAGCGCATTTGCTTTCGCCTTTTCCTTCTTGTCCTTCATATTCTTCACATTATCGCCAGACAATTGCATGCCATTTTGTTCATCGGGCTTTAAATCGTTATTGTAATAAAACTTACACTGAATTCCAGGGTAGGAGCAAGGATCGTAAATTGCTTGAATATTGTATTTGAACTTCAGTATGTCATACAGCATTTCTCGATTGATATAAAACCCACAATTGAAATTAGAGTTTATTAAAACAGTGTCGCTTTTCTGCTTATATGCCAACAAAGTGCTAACATGCGGCTGAAGAATGCCAATAATATTTTGAAGCACCATTTCAAACATTTTATCGCTTTGAACCCCGGGAATTTCTAGCTTCCCCGTATTAAACACCTTAATATGAAATTCGCGAAATACCTCGTCGATTTTGATACGAATAATCATGACAAAACAATTGTAAAATGCCTGTTTTTTCTTGCCACGATAGCTCATGATATCCTTTTTGGATATACCCACTGTTATTTTACGAATATCTTTAAATTTAATGCGGCCATTTGGATTGTCAATATGCGTCATCACTTGTTCATCATAATATAATTCCTTTTTCAAGCGATCTTGGATAATATTTAATTCTTCTGCTGTTTTTGAATTAAATTTTATTTGCTTTTTAATAACTCCATTGCTAGGCGTGCTATAAGGCATGACAGGAATTTCCCAAAACATGGGCAAATCAATAGGGTTCAAAAGATACGCGATTTTTGATTTAGTCGAGATGTAAATAGGAGTGGGGACAGGAGCAATAGAACCGTATTTGTTACCAGGTTTTACATTGACATTGGTATCGACATCGAAATCGAAATCATTAGACTTGCCGCCAGCAGCATCTGTGTCAGAATTGTTTTTTTCGTCATCGTCCTCGTCATTATTATTATTGCTTTTTAATAGGAAATTGGCCCATTCGTTATCAATATTTAAAGTGGAAGACATTGTTATCTAATATAAGGTATATAGAGTATATTAATATCTTTATATTATTTTATATTATTTTATTTCAATTATTTTCTTTGAATAGATATAATGAGTAGATGTATTATTCACGAAAGAAGCAATATTATCCCAATTACACCCCCTTCCTCGCCTAATAAAAACTCTGAAAAGGAATATAGTCTTAAGGAAGATTTTTTCGATCCTTCAAAAAGTTCCCCTCCTAATGAATTTTTGAAAAAATTACAGCAACGAATGAATTTTTACAATTCGCAGCCGACTTCATCCAACTCAACCTTTTCATCAAATACATTTTTATCCAATCCAACCTTTTCATCAAATTCTTTTTCATCCAACTCAACCTTTTCATCAAATACATTTTTATCCAATCCAACCTTTTCATCAAATTCTTTTTCATCCAACCCAACCTTTTCATCATCCAACCCAACCTTTTCGTCAAATTCTTTTTCATCCAATCCAACCTTTTCATCATCCAATCCAACCTTTTCATCATCCAATCCAACCTTTTCATCATCCAATCCAACCTTTTCATCAAATTCTTTTTCATCCAATTCTTCTTTATTTATTAAAGATGATAATTGCGACATAGAATAACTTACATAATAGCTATTTTTACAATCATCAAAGTGCATGATGTTTTCTATAAAATTAAAATATTCGGGCACCTTTTTATAAATACCTGTGTATTTGTAACGAATAATATAATTAAGAAAATCCTTTATTAGGTTTTTCTTATCAATATTATATTTCACACTGATATCGTTTATATTATTTATAATAATCGGCAACTCTATTTTGCTCTGTATTTTAGAATACAATTCGTCCCACACTGTCGCGTCAATTATATTAAAATCTTCTGGTTTCACATCCTGATTCGATTGCATAAAGTTAATCATGCTCCTGATGTCCGATTTATATAGCCTTTGAATCAGCTGTAATGATTTTTCAGTTAAGCACAAGTTTTCAGATTTAGAAATTCTTGATAAAAATGAAATAATGTCTGTTTCCGGCAACTGATTAAATCGTAATCGCATAAATTCGTTTTGAAGACCTTCATCAATGCGACTAATATAGTTACATATTAAACAAAACCGCACCCCACTCGTGTAATTTTGTAATAAATATCGCAATGCTTGCTGAGCATTTTTCGTCATGTAATCGACTTCGTCCAAAATAACAAATTTCATCCCGGTATTGAAGAGTGATTTCGAATTGACAAATTGATTTATTTGGTTGCGAATAATGTCGATACCGCGCTCATCAGATGCGTTTAAATGGATCGTTAAGCCCTTGTTTTTTTGCCCATGTTTCTCTTGATATGAGTTGATTAAATTAATAATGGTTGTCGTTTTACCAGTGCCTGGTGGTCCGAAAAATAGCAAGTTTGGGAAGTAACCTGTTTCGATAATATTAGTGAGAATTTGTTTATTTAGTGGTTCTAATACGATAGCGTCAAAATCAGTGGGTCGATATGCTTCTGTCCATGGTATACTACTCATTATAGATTATATATAGTATGTCAAATAGTATTTAATAGTATTTTAAATAGTATTTAATTAATAGTATGTCAAATAGTATTTAATAGTATTTTAAATAGTATTTAATTAATAGTATGTCAAATAGTATTTAATTAATAGTATAAATAATTAAAAATATAAGGATAAATTATGTCTTTATAATAACAAGAATAATACAAGTATGTCATCTAACAATAGTTCCTCACCCGGCTCCTATTTAGAGCTAATTCTTGGTCCCATGTTTTCAGGAAAATCCAGTAGATTAGTCGAAATATATAAACAATGCTTATTTTGTAATATTCCAGTTGTAGTTATTAATCATTCTATTGATAAGAGATATGATGATACATTGATGTCGACTCATGATAAGGTGATGATACCGTGTATTCAAACTAACAAATTGATTGATATTTGGTATTATAATGCGAATACAGATACAAATACAGATATATTTCTACCTCGATTGGATGATTCAGTTAAACTAATTGCGGCGGATGTTATCCTAATAAATGAAGGACAGTTTTTCGAAGATCTATTGCCAGCAGTAGAACACATGTTACAACACAATAAAAAAATATATGTAGGTGGATTAGATGGAGACTTTGAACGCAAAAAATTCGGACAGATTCTAGATCTAATACCGCTATGTGATAAAGTAACCAAGATGACTTCATTATGTGGAATATGTAAAAATGGAACGCCTGGCATATTTTCGAAACGAATTACTTCGGAAAAGGAACAAACTGTGGTAGGATCAAATAATTATATACCAGTTTGCCGAAATTGTTTTTAATTTTTAATTTTTGACTGTTGATAATTTTTTATTTTCAAAATATCGCAGCAACGATAATCTAAAAATAGAAAAACCTAATATATACATATATGAGGCGGTAATGTATTTATTATTACAGTAAAAAAGTGCGGCAATAGTAACGCCTAGCCAGGAATAATATTTACACCAGAACTTTTCTATTTTTCCAAGCATGATTAAATTAGGAATCGTGTTTTTATTGCGAGTGATGTCATAAATACCATCTAGATCTTCGCTCATGATTAAATAATAAGTTACCGTGGATAATAGTATGGTTTCACAAATGGAAACCTGGAAATATATAATTTCTATATCAGTGGTATGGCTTGTTTTTGCGTTCAAAAAATGTATCTCTGTAAAAAATCGCGGACATGCTAACATGAACAAGCCAGATATTAAACTTAATCTAATAATAAAATCTTGTAAATTTTGTATTTCTATAATGCCATTTACATATGTTTTGAATCGAAATTGATTGCTATTATTAACAATATTATTATTAACAATATTATTATTAACAATATTATTATTAACAATATTATTATTATCTTCTTCTAAATCGGTATCAATGCGTAAGGGTACTTTATTTTTATTATACGACATGTTGGTAACTAATAAATAATGTAATATGTATTTAAATCATTTTTCAATAAATTTATGATACATTTTCTATACATTGTTTTATAAAAACAATATTTATCCTTAAATATTTATTAAAACGATTTAAATTAATCATGATATTAATTATATAACATAAGATAGAAATGGCAAGAACTAAATCAACCGTTACTAAGATTGTTTCGCAAGCGCCAAAAGTAGAAGCGCCAGCAGCAGTAGAAGCAGTAGAAGCAGTAGAACCAGCTGCGCCAGCAGCTGTAGAAGTATCAAAAGAAGCAGTACCAGTACCAGTAAAGGGTAAAAGGGGTAGAAAATCCAAGAAGGAATTAATGGCCGCGTTAGGGGTTGTTTCAGAAATATGTGTTAGTCCCATTGGTAACACTGATAATATGATGTTATGTGTTACAGAATTAAACACTTGCAATCAAATAGAGAGCACAAATATGGATATGGATATGGATATGAATATGAATATGGATATTAATCAAATGTCTAATATTGTAATAATATCTAATCCTAATTTGGAAAATAGCGTAGATACCGACGGAGACGAATGTGAAGTTGTCGCATCCGATGCGAAGCATGTCAGTAAAAAACGAGGGAGAAAGCCAAAAGGAGGTAAAATAATACAGCAAATAGTCCCCACAGATAGTCTAATAAATGATAAGCCGAATGTCATTTTACATCTTAAATGCTCTATGAAGGATTTACAAAATTCCACCAATGCGAATAGTTTGGATTCGTATACATTTAATCAAAAAAACAATCTGTGTTATGATGTGGTAGGTGGTGAAAATATCAATTCTATAAATACATATTTTAATGATAAATCGAACATGGCTAGTAACGCGATAAAGCCAATGAACAATAGCGTAAATACATGTTTTAATGATTACACTTACGATGATGACGATGACGATGATGGTGACAATGCGACAAATAAGGACGGAGTAAAGGAAATATGGAAAAAATTAAAGCAACTGGAACACAATTTACATGTAAATAATGTAAATAATAAGAAGTCCGCGTGTTTTTGGGACTCGTGTGATTTTGACAATCCGCCGGTCTATATTCCAAAACATTTTATAAACGGAACGTACCATGTATATGGTTGCTTTTGTAGCCCGGAATGTGGGGTGGCTTATTTGATGAATGAAAACATCGATAGCTCGACTAAGTTTGAACGATATCATTTATTTAATCACATTTACAGCAAGATTTATGATTATAAGAAGAATATAAAACCGTCCCCGAATCCACATTATATGCTGGAAAAATTTTACGGAAATTTATCTATACAAGAATATAGATCGCTTTTAAGAAATGAAAGATTGTTTATTATTGTAGATAAGCCGTTGACGAGAATATTACCGGAATTACATGACGACAATGATGATTTTATTTTAAATAGTAAGATTATTCCATCCAATAATAATTATCAATTAAAATCGCGCATGCAAAAAAAGAAGCCAAATAAAAGTTCCATTGTAAATGAACGATTCGGTAACCAGGGTCAAAATCAAAATCAAGTAAAAACGATTGGTAATGAGGAATTTGTTAGTTATAATCACGAATAGTTGATTGTTGATTGTTGATTGTTCCTTGTTCCTTGTTCCTTGTTACCAGATTTCCTTTATTTTTTCGGAAAGAAACATTCCATCTTTCTGCGTAATGTTAAAAATAGTATTAAATCGTTTCGAGCGCATTAATACACAATTCACGCGATATTTTGACAAACTATGCTGATCCGACAGTAACCGATTAGTCAGCTGTTTTGGTCTAATAATATTACGCCATTGCCTAGCGTAGCTGTAGTAAAGGTCTTTAAAATATTCATCCTGTTTTTGACCAAATATATTTTGCTCAAATAAATAGCTTTCCAACGCATCTTCTACCAAGCTCATTGCTGAAATATCGGCAATATTTTCATTCAATGTTAATTCGGCGTTTATTTCAAGACCATCTTGTTTACCCAAGGCTCTGTAGTGAGCCATTACATCCTCTTGTAATAGTTTGTAGTTGTCTGTATCCTCTTTTGACCACCAATCAGCGGTTAATACCCCGTTTTCATCGAATAAACAGCCATGGTCATCGAATCCGTGAATTATTTCGTGAGCTATTATGAAGCCAATATATGCGAAATTATATGACATTTTCTTGGACAAATCTAAAAATGGTTTTTGTAATATAGCATTTGGTAATATAAATTCGTTCCTGGAATTGCTGTAGAATGCGTTGGCATCGTATACATTCATTTCTTCTTGTTTAAACCAATATGTATTATTTGGCATTGGTTTATTAATTTCTTTTTTCATCTTGTTAAAAATCCAGTTCACATATTTCATGTTATTTACAAACGCGTCGTCGTCGAAAAAATCGCAGTCGGGGTCTTCTGGATATTTGTCTTTGTATCCGATTACGCATATTAACTTGTCTATTTTTTTAAGCGCTAGCTCTTTGGTTGGCTGACTTAGCCACGCGTTTTTCGTTAGCCTTTCTTTAAATACTTTTATTATTCGCGACACCATGTTTTTGGCGAATTCGATTTGTTGTGTATTTTTGTAATGCTTGATATACATTTTGCTTACTGTGGCGTTCATCATGTTGGAAATGATTTGCGTTGCGATCAATTGTCGCGGTTCTTCTTTAGAAATGCCCTTTAACTTGTAGTTGAAGAACTTGAAAAAGAAGGAATGTAGGTTAGAATGATACATGGAAGCGCTAACTAACAATTTGAAAACCCAATAGGAATTCCATTTTACAGAAGTCCAGCCATCAACCTTCTGTTCCATCATTGTTAGCGCATGTTTCGTGTATTCCGGATTCATAAAATCAATATGATGAGCATTCGTTATGCCGAATTCTTTTAAAAATAGGTCTAGATTGAAATTACAGTGTTTTTTGGCTTCTTTGTTAGTATATCTATTGTATGTTTTATTTAAATCTTCATAATCGTTTACTGTATACATTTTAGTCGCCAACTCGAGTTCAATGTCGAATACATCTTTTGCCGAATAGGTGTGATTGTCGCCGAAAAATAAATCAAAGGTGGCTTGAATAAATTTCACATAATATTCTCTGGTTCTAACATAATCTTTGTGTTTATTGAAATACATGTCCTTCATGGTGAAGGAAAACCCGTTTTCGGCGACGGCTAAAATGAATCTTCGGGTTTTTTTTAGATCTGGAATAATGCCGAAATCAATGGGCGTTATCAGGCCGTTATAAATAGACCATTTTAAAAAAGGATACAGATTGGCGGCCTCTTTTCTGTAATTGTTTATTTGTTTAATGAATAAATATATCTGGGTTTCTACTAAAGGGTCATTCCAATTTGTTAGGGCTTTATATAGGGTTTTACATTGTGTTGCGGTTTTGTTTTTTTCTTGAAAAATATAGCGCGTTATACATTTATGTATTTCATTATTTGTCCTTTTTTGGATTATTGTAAAATTGCTTTTATCTGAATCATTTTCGGAAATAAAGGTGCTTGAAAACCAGCCATTATTTACATAATAGTAGAAATTGTCTTTTAAAACGGGTATCCTTTTTCGACTCTTTCGACTTTTTATGCTTTTTCGACTTCTTCTACCATTTCGACTTTTTATGCTTTTATTTTTGTTAGTTTTATGATGCTTCATATATATTATTTATAAATTAATTATAAATAATATATTGTCCTTCTATTTCTTGTCCTTCTCTCTTTCTTCCGACTCCTGTAAATTAGTAATAACTTGTTCGATATTTACTGGATTTTTCTCTCGATAATCTTTCATTGTTTGGTCTAAATTGTATCTGATTTGTTTATAGATTTCCTGATTTACAGACTTGATTTTGTTAGTATCCTTTTTAATAGGGATACCCATATACTCTTTTAAAACCATCATGAAATCATTATTAAATTCATGTAATTTAGATCTGGCTACTTCTTCGCTATAATTTGTTTGCGTCATGATATGTTTTAGATATTCATCTATTTCATCCATTTTAACACACTTATTCATATATATTTACCTTAAATATTTTTTAAATCATATTAAACGAATCTTAATATAATATATTATACATAGAAATGTCAACCAACCTAGATAAATTAATGCAAATGGCTACGCTTGAGCAGTTAAACAATATGATTCAACAAATGAATAAATCGCTTATTGTGTCTGCTCCGCTTATTCCTGCTCCTGCTCCGCTTATTCCTGCTCCGCTTATTCCGCTTGTGTCCGATTTGGAAGCTAAAGATGTTTTATCATTGCCAATCGTTCAGAAAGTTATTCTGGCATATGAAGCAGAGATTAAGCTTAAAAACAAATCTAATGATGAAAACAACAAATGTAATGGTCATTTTGATACAATCGACTCAAGACTTCAAAAAATCGAAAATAGATTAGAAGAAATTGTTTTGTTATTGGAAAGACAACCCTTGTCTGAAAAGGAACCGAATTATACACCCATTGTTGATAAAAATCAAATGAAATTGTCGGCATTTCCGGGATTTAGCTTGTTGTCGCAAAGCTTAGAGGAGCCATTAGAGGTGGAGCAAAGCTTAGAGGAGCCATTAGAGGTGGAGCAAAGCTTAGAGGAACCATTAGAGGTGGAGCAAAGCTTAGAGGAACCATTAGAGGAACCATTAGAGGAACCATTAGAGGAGTCGCTTTGCTTAGAGTCGCTTTGCTTAGAAAAAGAGAATATTACATTGAACATTGTAGAGCTAAAAGAAGAGGAAGTTGTCGAAGAGCTAGAGGATGATGAATCTGTTGCGACAGTAGAAGAAGCCGAGGTTGCGACAGTAGAAGAAGCCGAGGTTGCGATAGTAGAAGAAGCCGAGGTTGCGACAGTAGAAGAAGCCGAGGTAGAGACCGAGGTTGCGACAGAGGAGCTAGAAGAAGAGGTAGAGACCGAGGTTGCGACAGTAGAAGAAGCCGAGGTAGAGACCGAGGAGGTAGAGGAAGAGACCGAAGAAGAGGTAGAGACCGAGGAGGAGCTAGAAGACGAAGAAGAGGTAGAGGTTGCGACAGAGGAGCTAGAGGTTGCGACAGAGGAGCTAGAAGAAGAAGAGGAAGAAGAAGTATTTGAAATCGAAATCGACGATATTACTTATTTTGCCACCGATGAAGAAAATGGAATTTTATATGAAGTCGACAAAGATGGAGAGGTCGGGAAAAAGGTAGGAATTATCAAAGACGGTGAGCCAATTTTTTCGTAACTTAATATAAGTAAGAATGTTTAGTTTATGTCCGCCCGCATTAATTTATATAGCTTTTTCATTGACTCAAGTAGTGATAGATACCTTTAAGGGGTTGTATAACACCGCATTTTTTAAATTTATTGTAATGATTATCATTACCTTTTTATTGAACGCGTTATGCCAATCCGGCATGACTATAGTATCATGGATGATTGTGTTTATTCCATTTATTTTTATGTCTGTAATAGTAGCAATACTTTTATATGTTTTTGGATTAGATGCTGCGACAGGAACATTGAATTTTAAATGCGATACCTGCGAGCCAGAAACCCAAACCGGTAATTTAATTTATTCATCGACAAGCCCGGTAACAAGCACCACTACTGTAAAGCATGTTTATGTCGACACTTCTTATTCGGATACTCCATCAGATGAAGCAACTGATTACAATTTTGTGCCGTTAGGTTCATCTGACCCGCAATTTAATTAATATTGTATATTATATATTTAAAGATTATTGTATATAATATATTTAAAGATTATTGTATATTATATATTAACAAATGTATCAAATATATTTAGCTTTATTGATGTTATTAGCTAGTTGTTCAATCAATATACAAAATACATTTAAAATTTTTGCTATAAAATTAATATATAATGTCATTTATTTTTACAGCGCTTGTCAGATAAAATGTGCTCAAGTATATGCGCATTTGTTGCCATATTTTAAAAGCAATACAGATAATACACTTGATACAAATGATAAACTAACAATCGAATATTTTGATATTAGTGCTAACAAAATTATAGATAAGGATTTAGTCACTATAGATGAAATACAGAATAAACTAATAATTATATCTAACACGAGGATACTGAATCGCGGCAATTCATCGATTACAGACAAAAGAATTGTTTCTGATATAGAGGTTATAGAAGATCCCGATGTCTCGGAAATAACATTTATAGCCTTATATTTAAATTATAATGACATGAGATATAATATCAATTTAAAGACCAATGATTTCAATTACTATGTAGTAGGAAATATAATCGATAAAAGTTTTGTTCAATATTATATAAATACTGTTTTGAATTTAAGCTTTTCTTATTTAGAATCAAAAATGGCAACATATCAGCTAGAATTGATGGACAATGATGTGGTAATGACCAGCTTAACAGGTGAACAAAGCATAATTATAGAAAAACAAGGATATCGTATTTGTAATACGGGGCTATAATTATTATTTTGGTCATTATTATTTTGGTCATTATTAATGTATTTAAATTATATTTAATTATATTAATAAAATAATTTAAAAAAATTTGAAGTAATATATCTATAATGGTTACTCCTCAAAAAGCAATAACAATGAATATTAAAAGTAATACCGGTAGCGCCATGACAAGTAACGACACACATACATTAAAAAATAAATGGAATTTATGGGGGCATTTGCCACAAGATAACGATTGGTCTGTTGGAAGCTACAAATTAGTTTCAAAATTAAAAACGCTGGAAGATGTTATTGCGATTAGCGAGACAACACCGGACCCATTGATTAAATCATGTATGTTATTTGTGATGAAAGATGGCATTGTTCCGATGTGGGAAGACCAAAAAAATAGAAATGGTGGATGCTTTTCATATAAGGTTTCGAATAAAAATGTATGTGAAGTTTGGAGAGAATTAAATTATGTGCTTGTCGGCGAATCAATTAGTAACAATTCTTCATTTGTAAATTGTGTAACGGGGATAACCATCTCGCCAAAAAAGAATTTCTGTATTATAAAAATATGGATGTGCAACTGTGACAATCAGAATCCCACATTGGTGACATCAGATGTTGTAGGGCTTACTTCACAAGGGTGTATATTTAAAAAGCACACTCCTGAGTTTTAAAATTATTATTTGCTTTTTATTATTAAATTATGTTATTAAATTATGTTATTAAATTATGTTATTAAATTATGTTATTAAATTATGTTATTAAATTATTAATATTATTTGCTTTTTATTATTTAAATACTAATGTTGGTATTTAAATATACCAATGAAATTCCCCTTTATTCTTTTTTACCGACATGACGAATATAGCGAGGTCGATGCTTTTTTTGAAACCCATGCTTCCAAACTGGATTGTAGTGTATATATAACTAACAACCTTAAAAAGGTTGAAAAACTACATAATGCGAATTATCATTTATTAATTACTTATGGAGCATCGGACGCGGAATATACTGAAGAATTGTTACAGGTAATTTCTAAAAAAATGTTTGTAAAGCGGCTTCATTTTACTCAGTTGCTCGATGTAGATAATTTCAACAAATATGTAAATGTCAAATTTATTGCGAATTGCTCCTTGTCAAGAGAACTTCTGAGGCCCACTTTTTCTCTGTTTACGCCATCATATAATTCGTTTCACAAGATTATGCGCGTCTATCAAAGTTTGAAGGAGCAAACCCTTAAGGATTGGGAATGGGTTATCGTGGACGACTCGCCTGATGACAAGCATTTCCAGTTTTTAAGAACCAATTTTAACGATGACAATCGCATTCGCTTTTACAGACACTCTCAAAATAATGGCAGCATCGGTAATGTGAAAAACGAAGTGGTTGGTTTATGCCGGGGCAAATATGTATTGGAGATGGACCATGACGATGAGATTTTGCCCGATGTGTTACAGGATGCCGCGAACTTATTCGACGACAAGCCAGAGGTCGGGTTCATTTATATGGATTGCGTGTGCTCTTACGAGTCGGGTGAAAATCAATGGTATGGAGACTTTATTTGTAAGGGATATGGCGGATATTATTCGATGAAATATAAGGACAAGTGGCGACTAGTCTATATTACACCTAACATAAATAATATTACATTGAGTCATTTAGTTTGCTGCCCGAATCACCCGCGAATTTGGAGACGCGAGTTTTTACTAGAGTTGGAAAATTATTGCGAGCATTTACATATATGTGACGACTATGAGATTTTGTTAAGGACCGCGGTATCGCCAAAATATAAAATGGCCAAAATCCATAAATTGGGTTATATTCAGTACATGAATGAAGGGGAAAACAATTTTTCACTTATTCGAAACGCGGAGATTAATCGCATAGGTCCGAATTATATCAGCCCGATTTATTATCAAGCATATGATATACATGAGAAAATGAAGGGCCTCGATGCGCATGAAGATGAATCGTATATAACCAATGCCAGCAAGATTTGGTTAAGAGATTCCGCAACTTATACTAACAAATATTGTAATTTGTTAGTTAATACAGATTATACTTGTCAGATTTGTATTATTGGTTATGATAGTTTAATTTATAATCTGGAGCGAATTAGAGAGCTATATACGGATACAAATACAAATACAAGTTTCGATGTGAAATCAAAACTCAAATACGATTTCATTTTGTTGGAAAACAAATGTACCAATGAATATCTCTGGCAGAGATTAGACTATTTAAACCTAGATAAGATAAAGTGTTATTCTTTAATAGACCATACCAATGAAGAACTAACAAATTATTTTAAATTGTTGTATTTATCGACTCCAGACTATGAAATTTTGGACGGACCAGCTATAAGTAGACCAAAATATAACGCACCCCTATTCAATAATAGACATCAAGTTATTAATAGCGTAACCGACGAATCAAATACTTATTTGGAAATCGGGGTGGAAACCGGGTATACTTATAACAATGTTCATTTTCTAAATGAAAATAAGACTGGAGTAGATCCGGATCCAAAGTGTGATAATTCTACTATTGTTAAATGTTTATCAGATGATTTTTTCGAAACTAACAACGAGGACAAGCGGTTTGATGTAATATTTATTGATGGGATGCATCACGCGGAAAATGTGTTGCGAGATTTCAGCAACAGTATTCGGGTATTGAATGAAAATGGGTCTATTTTTATCGATGATATTATACCATTGAATCACAATGAACAGCTTAAAATTCCACAGAGGCATTACTATGAGAATGATATTTTAAAATACAGGGAGGAGTGGACTGGGGATGTATGGAAGACTATATATTATTTGTTAGTTCATCACCAAGACAACCTAACAATTTCTTATTATTATAATATTAATTACAGAGGAATCGCGCATATTAAACTCCAGAATCTAGACCGAAATCTAGAAGTATCAGATACCGCTTTAGTAGAAATTGACAAATACGAATATTTTGCGGATTTTAATCATTATTTAGAATTATTGACTTATATGTCGACTAAATAAACAAATAAACAAATAAACAAATAAACAAATAAACAAATATAATTAGTTAAATACAATGGTTTTAAATAATTATAATAAATAATGGAATTGATTATTACCGAAAAACCAACCAATCCAACCATTTGTTTAAATATGATTGTTAAAGACGAATCTCATATAATACGCAACACTCTAGAAAAATTATGCGACAAGATTCAATTCAGCTATTGGGTTATTTGTGATACCGGATCTAGCGATAATACAAAGGAAATTATTTATGATTTTTTCAATAGTAGGGGAATACCGGGCGAATTATTCGTCGACGATTGGGTCGATTTCGCGCACAATCGAACCCTAGCGCTACAACGAGCCTTTAAAAAAACCGATTTGCTTCTAGTATTTGATGCGGACGATGAAATTGTCGGCAATATTGTGATGCCGGGAGTTAACGCGACAATATACGACCAATATTATTTAAAATTCGGGTCCCCCGCCGGAACCGCATATGTGCGGGTTTTGCTAATAAACAATAATAAACGATTCGCATATCAATCCGTATTACATGAATATATTTGCTGTTTGGAGCCAGGTGTTACCCAGACGACAATTGAAGGCGAATATTATGTCGTTTCTGGACGAAGCGGGAATCGCAATTTAGATCCGCAAAAGTATTTGAAGGATGCGAAAATCCTGGAATCGGCTCATGCGAAGGCGGTTTTGGCCAAAGATCCACTATATATCAGATATGCTTTTTATTGCGCGAATAGTTACAAGGACTATGGGTCATACGAAGAAGCTATTAAATGGTATAAAATCACCCTTGGCCAGGATAATTGGGCTCAAGAAAAATATATGTCGTGTTATTATTTATATGAATGCTACAAGGGTTTAAATAAAATGGAATCTGGCTTTTTTTATTTGGTCGAGTCGTTCAAATATGACGCGGAGAGACTGGAATGCTTGTATCCCTTGTTGCTTCATTATTGCTGCGAAAATCAAAATCAAACTGCTTATAATTATTATTTACAGGTGAAGGACTTTTATGAAAATCGTTATTTAAGCACCATAACCGACGCAAAGTTGTTCGTCGCTATCGAGAAATACAACCTATTAGTGCCTTATTACATGATATTAATCGCAAATAAACTACAAGAATTCGACTGTGCGGTTCGAATGTTTGAAATTGTGTTTATAAAGAAAATGCCAGTAGCAGATGATTCGTATGTTGGAAATATATTATATAATTTACAGTTTTTCGTGAATCATGTAAAGGCCGATAAGATGCAATCATTTATTACATTGGCGACCGATTACATTAAGTTTTTACATTTATTAGGAATACCGTTGAGAAAGCATGAATTTTTAAAGAATTATGGAGAGCGATTTGGGATAGATGTTAGTTATATATTTCCTAAACCAGAAATTAGAACTGTGAATGTAAATGTAAATGTGAAATTTACAAAAGAGGACTGCGCATCTAGCAAGAATATATTAATTTATACTGGATTTGCTGATATTGAATGGAATTATTCTTATATACAAAATAACGCATTAGGTGGCTCAGAAAAAGCGGTAGCGTATCTTAGTAGATGTTTTCCAAAAAATTATAATATTTATGTTACAGGTGTAGTTGCTAACGAACAGTTTGATAATATTACTTATGTTAGATTACAAGATATACATACTATAATAAATTCTATACCATTCCACACTGTAATAGTGTCCAGATATATTTCATTTTACGAAATGTTTAAAGGCTGTTCGTATTACCAATCTTATATTTGGGCACATGATACACTATTGCTTCCGCATGGTTGCGATTTAACAGACGAACAAATACTGACAAAATGGGACAATTACATTACAGGTTGTATATGCTTAACGCAGTGGCATAAGGACCTTTTTTTATCCAAGTATCCGATACTAACTAACAAAATAACAATAATTAATAATGGAATAGATTTAAACAGTTTTCCAAAACCTGGACAAAATGTCAAAAAACAGACAAACAAATTTATTTATTCATCTAGACCGGAAAGAGGATTAGCTATATTGCTAGATTTGTGGCCATATATAGTAGATAAGATGCCAGATGCGGAACTAGTAATATCTAATTATTTAAAAGATGAATTAAATACCAAGATCGTGGAAATAATTAAAAAGCATAATAATATTCGATTTTTGGGAAATTTAAATTCAGAACTTCTTTATGCGGAAATGAGCACTTCTGAATATTGGCTGTATCCGACAAATTGGTCAGAGACTTCTTGTATTACAGGGATGGAAATGTTAATGTCGGAAGTAATTTGTTTATATTATCCTATTGCTGGACTAATAGACACCGTTGGCAAATATGGCATACAAATTGAAGCAGAAAATACAGTAGAATCTTTAATTAAACTAACTAACAAAGACAAAAGACAATTACGAGAAAATGGCAAAGCTTATGCCGAAACATGTAGTTGGATAAATAGAGCAAAAGAATGGTCTACAGTATTGTCTTTAAATCAAAATAATAATATAACTAATACTTTAAACAATACTTTTAAAATAAACATAATAAATTTAAATAGAAGACCAGATAGAAGGGCGAAAATGATACAATTATTGAATCAGAATGGGGTAACAAATTATGAATTTTTCGAGGCAATAGATGGGAAAAATACAGAACCAAGTATCTTCATTAAAAATTTATTTAAAGATAATTTTATTAATTATCGAAAAGGGGAAATAGGATGCGCGTTAAGTCATTGTAAACTATGGCATAAATTAGCAAATGATAAAGAGCATAATTATTATGTAGTTTTAGAGGATGATGTATCTCTTGTCAACGATTTTAATACAGTTTTACAAAAAACGATTGATATTATTAGTAAAAATAATATAGAGTATGCTTTGATTAGCGGAAATCATATACACGATGAATATGATAACGATAACGATACTATCCAGTTTAATAAAATAACAAATCCTGGTTGGAATGGCACTTATGGTTATATTATAAGTAAGCCAGCTTGTCATAAATTAATAAAAAATATACAAATAAATGGCATAAAAACAGCAATCGATCACACAAGTATATATACGAATTGCTTTGATATGTATCAAATCAATAAATACCTGGTTTACAGCACGACTTATCAAGAGCATAATAATCTAGATACAGACATCCAGACCGACTATGAACAATTTAATTTTGATAAAATACCATGTTATTCCATTGCGTTTACCGATTGGTGGGTGGAAGAATATTGTGGTGGAACTTTTGACACAGAAAATAATTTTATTAAAAATATGCTGTCCAATTATTACAATATCCGTGTTATAAATCCAGATGAAAATCCAGATATATTATTTTACAGTATTTTTGGCAATAACCACGCAAATTTAGCTGCCGGAAAAAAAGTATTTTATTCTGGAGAATCGCAATCGCAAAGGCAAGATGCTGATTTTAACATCACCTTTGATAAAAATAGCAATAAAAATTGCCGATTGCCTTTATGGTTATGTTATTTGAACCCCATTCTTTTTGAAGTTTACTATAAAATACCAACAAAGTCCAAATTTTGCTCTATTATTTGTCAACAAGACAGCATAAACAAGGAAAGAAGCGAAATCGTGGATAAATTATCAAAATATAAACAAGTCGATTGCGGAGGCAGTTTTTTAAATAATATAGGTTATATAGTTCCCAGAGGAACCAATTGTTCTGGAAAAATAGAACACAATAATGCTTATAAATTTGTATTGACATTTGAAAATAAAATGTATCCGGGATATGTTACTGAAAAAATTTGCGATGCGTATAAATCAAGATGTATACCAATTTATTGGGGGTCGAATGAAGTGGTGAATGATTTTAATCCCAAGACATTTATTAACGCAAATGATTTTTCAAGTTTTGACGAATTGGTCGAATATATCAAAAAGGTAGACAACGAACAAGCGTTATACGAAAGTTTTTTAAAGGAATCTGTTTTTTCAAACTATTGGTTAACTATTTTTAATGATTTTGACCAAACCTTTTTTTCAGAGCTTGCGAATAATATTGTTAGCAATAACAATAACAAAAATGATAACAATAACAAAAACAAAAACAAAAATGATAACAAAATGGATAAACCTGAAGAACAATTTTATTCACAATCCGAACAAGATAAATATTTAGAAAAAATATTTTTTAAGGGTTATAAAAAGGGATTTTATGTAGATGTTGGTGCTCATGATGGAATAACAATAAATAATACTTTATATTTCGAGAAAAATCATAATTGGACTGGAATAAATGTGGAGCCCATTAAAAGTGTATTTGATAAATTAGTAACCAATAGACCCAATAATGTTAATTTAAATTATGCGGTTTGTAATAATGACGGAGAAACAGAATTTTTATGTAATAAAGGATATACAGAAATGATTTCAGGAATTAAATCTAATTTTGACCCAAGACATTTACAAAGATTACACGATGAAAATATACAAATGGGTTCAACTACAGAATTAATTAAAGTAAATACAAAAAAATTAGAGACTATTTTTGATGAAAATAATGTATCACATATAAATTATCTTTCCATTGATGTCGAAGGTGCCGAATTTGAAGTAATTAAATCTATTAATTTTGATAAAGTATTTATAGATATTATAAATTTTGAAGATAATTACAGTGATGTTAGTATACCAATTATAAAATATTTAGAGGACAAAAATTTTGTAGAATTAGATAAAAGATATGGTGATATTTTTATGATACATAAACAATCTATTTTTTATAAACAAAACATAAACTATAATTTTAAAATAATTGGATTTCATAGTAATCAGTTATGTGAAAGAGGAACTGAAGTAGCTATGTATGATTATGCTTATTATAATGAAAAAATGTATGGTAATAAAAGTGTTATATTTTATTGTAAACATAATACAAATAATGACGCGAATGTAATTAAAAAATTCGAAGCACAATTTAAATGTTTTGCTTATGATAATTTTTTAGATATTGAACAAATTATAAATAATGAAAAGATTGATTATTTTTATAATTGTAAAAGTGGTAGCCGTAATGACAATCAATTGATTAAATCATGTCCTAATTTAATACATGCGGTTTTTACAGTTGATCCTCATGGCGAAAGATATGCGACCATATCAGAATCTCTATCAAAAAAGCATAATAATACAGTAGATTATGTTCCTTACATGCTTAATTTACCGAGGTGTGATGAAAATATGCGGCATCAACTGAATATACCAAACGATGCTGTTGTTATGGGTAGATATGGAGGATATTATCAATTTGATATACAAATAGCACATGAAGCGATAAAAACTATTTTAAATACTGAAACAAATATGTATTTTGTATTTGCAAATACAAATGTATTTTATAAACATCCCAGAATTATTTATTTAGACAAAATTATAGATTTAGAAAATAAGGTAAAATTTATTAATACATGTGACGCAATGATCCATGCCAGAAGTGACGGAGAGACATTTGGTCTAGCAGTTGGTGAATTTTCGAGTTGTGGAAAACCTGTTATTACTTGTAAATCACATATAGATAATGCTCATATTGATATTTTAGGTGAAAAAGCAATCATTTTTAATACAGAAGAAAGTCTGGTAGAAATATTCAAAAATATAAAATATATTATTAATGGGCGTAGCCGCAGTGATTGGAATGCTTTTGGGGATTATACTCCTGAAAAGGTTATGACAAAATTTTTTAAAGTATTTATAGAGGTCAAAGAAAATATTGATTATATTGATTATATTGATATGAGCAAAGAAATAACTACTTACTCTAATGAAAATATGAAAAAGTAGATTGGGTAAAATAATAAATATTATAGCCCTCATTTAATTATATTTATTATAATAAATATAATTACTTTTTACATTGTATTATCGTTCCGTAGAAAAGAAGAAGACCTGAAATAGTCTGCCATTTTCCTTACTGTCGCCGAAATAGTCTAACGACATGTGATAATTATGCGCGTCAAATAATATTAAGCGGTTAAATACATTACCCACTTGATCTACCATTTCCCATTTTGTTAGGTCTTGAGTGAATCTGTCGATGGTTTTTTGATTTTGTAAAGCATCCGTATCTGATTGACTCATCGTTCCATCGTAAAACCGATAGAAGCCGGTTCCTGCTGTCAAGGGTGCGTCCGGTGTTAGAAACAAAACGCCTGCCCAGTTATTCCACTTATCCGTATGAACCCACGAACGATCTCTTGAAGTCGTATATTGAAACGCGCCATTATATATAGTCGCAGCATCAGACATGTCCGCTTTAGGAATAGGAAACATGGTTATTTTGCCGGCAAATGGTTCGACATATTTTTGTATTATGTTTTTCAAATCTTCAGTAGCATGAGAGATTGTGCGTTGTCCGGGATAGTTGCCCTTTACAGAAAAATCTTGTGTCAAAATATATTTTCTTACATCGGGCGCGTTGTTATAAAAATTGTCGACGATAATTAGGCTACCCTTTACATTTCGTTGTTTAAGCCTTGGCTTTGCTGTATCAACGGTTTCTTCACCTAAGGCTTCTGAGACTAAATCTTCCCCTAAATCAACAATTACATTGGACTTGCTAAACATTATTTGATTATATTTATTTATTTGAGTTGTTTTTAATATATTTTACAATTAAAGTATATTAAATTATATTTGTTTATTTAATATTTGTTTATTTAATATTTGTTTATTTAATATTTTGTGTCTACGGAAAAGTGTCTACGGAAAAGTGTCTACGGAAGAGGAAATGGTCTCTGCCCCTTAGGAACAACTAAAGGAACCGGCATAATAACACCGGGCATTTTAAATACATTAACGGATTTTAAGCATTTCAATTCCGGTGTTAGATTTGGCGCCGGATTAACTAAATTGGTAGAGTTAATCCCAAACAAAAAAGATTCTATATCGGCCGGATTATGAGACATCGTAGTCCAAGGCAATTGTCCGGGATTTAGACCATTGCCTGCTAATCTAGTATCACATGCCTGTCCATGCGCGCTATTTGCGTATAAAGTCCAAGCAGAAGAGTCTGTATATTGTTTTTGGTCTAAACAATAATTCCCTGGTGTATTTTTATTGCGTGTAGAAGCCATTTATATATATTTATTTTTTAATTCCTGGATTCTTTTTAATTCTTTTAATTCCTTTAATTCTTTTTAAATAAACCAATTGTCTTTTCTTTTAATCTATCAAGAAGGTCCGGATGAACCTCATCTACCGTAAACAATTGACAAATACATTTATGCGTTATGTAGAAGACTTGTTGGCTAAATAATGTAATGAAAATTAAATATTCCAAATTGCGTCGAATATTTTCTATTTCTTCAGGTGTTCCGGTAGGATTGCTTAAATCCATCAGTTCCTGTTTTATTTCTTCTAGGATTTGTTTGAATCCTACATTATCAACCATTTTTTCAATTGCTTTTTTAATTCCTGCGTCCATATTCTCATCATTAATCGTTTCCACATTAAAAACAGATAAGAGTTCATCTCGATATAATTTTTCACAAATAAGATGAACATCGTCCATCGAGTATTCCAGGTCTTCGTCATCATCGTCGTCGCCATCACCATCTTCGTTATTTTTATCAACCTTTTCCTTATGCTCTAGCTTTACTGGTTCTATAGTTATAGATATTTTTATTGGTTCGTTAACGATGGTTTCATTAACAATGGGTTCATTAACAATGACCTCATTAACGACGGCCTTCTTTCTACCTCTCTTTTTTGGCTCTTCGATTGCGCTTGTTGTTGTTGCCATTACACTTGTTGCCGTTACACTTGTTGCCGTTACACTTGTTGCCGCTGCGCTTGTTGCCTTCTTTCTACCACCCTTATTTTTAACAGGGATAATTTGTTCCTTTTCTTTTTCAAGTTCCTTTTCCTTTTCTTTTTCTTTTTCAAGTTCCTTTTCCTTTTCAAAATTTAATATAGCTACTACCGCGGCCACTACTTTTGCGGCCGCCGCCTTAGACGCGGCTGATTTTTCTTCCCTTTCTATTCTTTCTTCCTCTTCCTGTTTCTTCATGAATTTTCGATGTAAATTCATAATTAATTCATTTTCAATCTCATGATATCTAACAACAAAATCGGTGTTATACATTTATATTAATTAATAAATAGTCTTTAAATTAATATAATAATTATTCTTAGTTTCCTGTTCTTAGTTTCCTTGTCGTTTTATATTTCTATTTTGCTTAAGCATACTGTCCCGCCGTATGCGCATGATAAAAATCGCGATCTCTTGTTAGCTCGCGTGATGGCACACCACCTCTAATCCATCCCTCGGACGCCATGCCTTCAATCAAATTATTCGGATTTTGAATCGTTTGCTTAACCTCTGGAATCAATGGCGTCGTATGGAATTTCAAATAGCTCTTTTCGGTTAAACCGGTTACGGTGCGCTTGTTAGTAATCGTCTCTCCTTGCTGAATTTGTGATTCCAAAATAGGATCCACAGAGCCTCTTCCTAAAAAGGGCACGGTAGCAAAGGGGCGCTGAAACAAGTCAATTCGGCAACGAGGATTCGTCTGAATAGCGCCGATTAAAAGGCGTGAACTGTCGTCAATGTTGGAACCGCAAATATCGGAACCCATTGTGCCTGAATAGTTGATACCCGGTTGCGCAACCGCTAGCATTCTGGCCTTCGACATGGTACAGTCTTGTCTGAAATAGTTCTGTAACAAGTAGCTACATGCCTGGGAATTCTCGATGGAATTGATATCCTGGCTACAACTGTCATCGCCTAGTCTTGAAATATTATTAAAAGCAAAGTCTGAAACAAAAGCCATTTTATATATTAATAGAATATAAATTTTTACAAGTTTCATAAAGGTTTTGCGAAGTTAAAGGCAAAGAGTTATCTTTCTAAAGTAAAAGTTTTGCAAAACTTCCTTTACGAAGTTCTCGTGAAACTTGTAAAACTTATTGCCAAAATTGTTTCTAAATAATAAAAATAATTTGTTAGCATAAATGCTCTCAATTTTAAATTACAGATTTATGTACCGCACATTATCTTTTACCCGCATCATGGCTCCTTCTGGAGTGGATTCTTTTGCAGAGTACATGCCGCCATACAAATAATTTGCAAACGAATTTTGATCCGAAGTTACACGACTATTTGCTGTGGAGTAGAATCTCATCATAGATTTATCCAGAGTGTACGAATCAAAAAGATCACCATATAGCTGCTTATTTGTATTAATAATGTCAGGATTTAGCATCTGGGTTTGCTTCTTAACCGAAGAATTAATGTCATCGTAAACATCCGGATTGAAACTAGGTGCCGCCGCTTTTCTGTCGGGTGTATCCATGATGTCGGTTAACAGCACATTGCCGAAGGGATTCTTCTTGGTCGTCGGATGAAAATCGCTGCGTAAAAGTGTTTCTAAAGTAACTGGATTAGTTGTATTAAGAGAGGATGCGAACGAACCATTGCTAAAATCTTTTGATCCCTTTGATCCCTTTGACCCTTTTGAGCCTTCGGATCGGAACCCTTCCTTCTCTTGTGTCAAATCCTTCACAATTTTCTCTTTTCTAAATTTGTAAAGAGAGACCATAATGGCCAAGGTGATTGCGCCTATAATGAGAAAATGCGCTTTTCGAGTAAATAAGAAGCCTAAAAGAGACAAGAGAATAACAATGCGACTAATTGCGTTTAACTTGGCTTCGAATGTTAGGTCCGCGGTAGGCCATAACTGTAGCATACTGTCTTTATTGAATAAAATAGTAGGATCATTGAACCAAAATGGAGTTGTCATTATATATATATAAATCTTTAATATTTTAGATTTATATATACTTTATTTAGTTCCTTACAGTTAAGGACATTTTGAACTAACAAATATTTGTTCTTTATTTCTTCTTCTTACTTTTTTTAACAGGTTCTGATTTCGCTTCACTTATTTTCGTTGGTTTTGCTCCTCTCGGTGTCTTTTCCACCTTTTCGCCAGTGCTAAATATTTTGATGATTTCTTCTTCGGAAATTGTTGATTGAGCAGGTGTTGATGATTTATGCGCTTTATTTGCTTCTGCTTTATTCGCTTCTGCTTTATTCGCTTCTGATTTCGCTTGCATGCGCTCCTTCATCTTCGCGGTCTTCATGTTTTTATTTAGTTGCGCTTCCATGGCACCCATGTTCATTTTGGCCCCTTTTCCTAATCCAGGAATGCCCATTTGGCTAAACATTTTCTGCATATCTCCCATTCCAGGCATCGACTGCATCTTATTCAAAAGGTCCATGCCCTCGCTCATTAGCTCGCTTTCCTTTAACTCTCCCGACTTGATTTTTTCGTCAATTTTATCTCCAATATTTTTCACCATGCCCATCATTTTGCCAGGATTTTTAAAAAGCTTTTGAAACACATCTTTCGCGTCCTTGCTCTCATCTAAATCTAGATTCATTTCTAAGGCGGTCTCTTCTGCTAATTCCATTGCTAACTTCCCGAGTTTGCCACCCATCATGCTATTAATATGCTCGTGAATGTCTTCTGGGCTAGGCATGTTTCCCATATTTGGTTTTGATTTTGAGTCGTCACCGTTTATACCGTCACCGTCGTTACAATCTGTATCAAACATGCCTTGCATGTTTTCAAATGTTTCTTGAAGCTTGCTCTTTAATTCGTCTTCATTAATCGCCTCAAATAGCTTCGCGGTGTCGCCTAATTCAGAACTGGTATGAACTGTTCCAATCACGGAAAATAAAATTAGCTGTAAATATTTCCAAATAGTGGAGCGGGTTGTTTCGCTAATGTTATCTGACCATACGAGCTTGAATACAATACCAGGTAGAAATTCCGTATTTTCTACAGAGTCTTCCTTGAATATTTCTGGATTCTTGTATAAAATGTCGAAAAATCGTTCGGGAAATATCTTGACACAGTGCTTAAATACGGCTAAACATTCTGCTTCTTTTTTATCAGAATTACCCACTTTTCCGTGACTCCACCACCTCGAAACAATTCCGGCATATTCGGGGAAGGTTGTTAGTATATCAATTACAAAGTCATTCACAATTTTATAAAACTCATCGGGAACTTTTAAATCGTCGATGGATTTTGGAGGTTTAGAATTCTTAGGGGTTTCAGAATTCACGGTTTCAGAATTCTTAGGGGTTTCATAATTATCAGAATTATCAAAAGGTTCAGACATATAGTTTCTATAAAAGAAATATATTTAAATCAAACTAACAAAATATACTTTATTTAAATATAAATAAATATATAAATGTCTAACAATTGGTTTCAAAAATCGGATATTAAAGTGCCAGATTCGATTATTTTGGACGGTCTTCACGGGTATGTTTTACCTCATGCTTCTACTAAATATACAGGACAAATTTTATCTCATACACTAAGATTTAAACCTAAAAATGCGATTTTTGTGAAGAAAATTATAATTATTTATTACCCCGCATTTGACAAAGAAAATATCGAAGTTGGGAGAAAACAATACTATCATGAATATTATGTTCCGTGGCAGACTATGTTAGTTGTATTATCTTCTTGGAACTTAGACACAATTAAAATAACATTTATTCCTATTAATCTTAGAGACTCAACTAACAAATCTTTATTAAATGGCATAAAATTTGATAAAGAAACACTTTTTATCATATCCTCCGATTTTTCTCATTTTTTACCATTTAAAGAAGCAATTGTTAAAGAAAATACAGCAGCTCATGCTTTAATGTATAAAAATACAGATACTAAATTTATGAATAATATTGTAGATGATCCTAGAAGTTTTAGGTATTTATTTACCAACATATTGGAACAGAATGATGTCACTTTACATTGGATTGGACGAACACGTAGTCCTGGTTTAGAAGCAGTTGGATATTTATCATTTTTAATAATGAAGCAGTATGAAGTAAATAATTATAAACTACCAGATGGTATTTTTGTAACATGTTACGATACTGAAATGCGCCACAGAGAATGTCTAGGAACTTGGTTTAATACTTTAAATAAGTTTTCGAAAAGGTATTCGAAAAGGGAAGAATACAAATTAATAGATAGGGTTATTAGATTAGGTCAAACGGAAAGTAGATTAACTAGTGGTGAAAATAAGAGCCCCTTAATAAAATATTATACTGTTTCTTATTTGTATAAAAGTCAAACTAACAATAATCCTAATAAATTTATAAGAGGATGGCATACAGTTTTAAGCAATGCGACATATTTATCAGATGTATTTTTAGAAAATACATTTAATAATGGACAATGGATAAATTTAGATACTGACAAAGAATGGATAAGTGGCACAACTTTTGACATGACCGAGACACTAGAAAAGCTGAATCTAAAATCCCATTTAAATTCTAATGCACCACATCATAATATGGTTCTTTATGAAACATTTGTTAAAAATGTTATGATAAACAATGATAAAATTAAAAATAGAAATAGAAATAAAACTAGAAGCGCGAATAAAAGAACTAAAACTAGAACTAAAACTAGAACTAAAACTAGAACTAAAACTAAAACTAAACTAGAACGAAAATTAAAGAATAAAACTAAAGAATAAAACTAAACTAGAAGAATCAAAATTATTAAATATTAAATTAAATAGTCGCCGAAGCGGGAATCATATTTGCTAACTTACATAAATTCTGAATATATTTCATTGTTTTTGCTTGATTATCCGGAGACATTTGCTTCACCGGGTTGCGCAATCGGTCAATACACTCCATAATATGGTCCGAGTTACCACTTCGATTTAAATCATTTGTATAATCCTTTTCAATAAAAAAGTTCACATCCCCTGCTAAAATTCTATCTTGATACGGATCTGCTACATACTTGAGCCAGATCCGGACAATTAATTTAGGGTTTGCTTTTCTTATCGCGATTAATGAATTTTTAGCTGCTAAAATATCCGTATCTTCAGGAAAAACATTATGAATGTCCGTGAGAAATTCGACAAAGTGGTCATTAAAAATGGTTAATATATTGGTATTGGTGATTGGATTAGTCATGTATAATTTATTTAAATATTTTTCTTTAAATATTTTTCTTTAATATATAATTTAATGAGCAATATCTAAAAGTCATTAATAAAAAGTAAAGATTGTTCCAATTGCTTTTCTAAATATTCGCTAGTGTCGATAAATCCTCCAATAAATTTGCTATCATTGTTAAATACTATTGGAAATGATTTCCAATCTCGACTTGTTAGATTCATTATAAATGATAGAAATGCCGCTCTGGTTTCGACCAAATAATCATCACAGTCGATTGTGATAAATGATATGTGTTTAGTTTCTAATAAATCCTTTACCTTTTTACAATTCGGACACCCGCTTTTGCTGTAAATTGTATAACAGGTAGTTGATGGCTGAATAAAATCCTTGGTATCCATTTAAATATATATTATTGGCGATATATGTTTAAATCTTTTTTCTAAATATTAAATAATGATGTTGCCTGAAGAGTTAGTACATATCATATTAGAATACGATGGAAGAATAAAATATAGAAAGGGCGAATATGTAAATATAATACACAAACACGATGAAAGATATGGTATTATTACCCCGTTAATAAGTAAGAAAATGGTAATATTGAAACACATAGAATTAGATTATTCTAATGCTGAACCTAATGCGGAACCTAATGCGGAACCTAATGCTCAGCCTAATACCGGGTTTTATTTTTCATTTAATTTTAACACATTGACGGCGGTCGGACTAGTTTACGATAATAATTTTTCTTATACAAATAAGTTTGAAATATGTTATTTTGATTTTAGAAACAATGGTATTAAACAAATTAGGACATATATATAATTCGAAAAAGGATTTAAAGACAATCGTCGTTATTTATAGTTAGTCAGTTCCGCGTCCCGTTTTCGCTGAAGCGCCTCGATACTCATCTCCCCTTCCTTTAATTTGTCCGCCTTATAATCATGGTCATCTTGCGGTAAATGCATTGCTAAATTGCTCGATTCATTCAATGAAACATAACTGTGCATTTGTCTTAATCCTCCATCCCCCTTGACGCTAAGTTCCGAATCGGATTGGTCCAAAAAACTGTAACAATCTGATACAATTCCTGAGCCAAATGAACCAAAACTGAAACCGTCTAAAAAGGAAGCTGGTTCCATATTGTTTTTAGTCGCCTGCTTAACTTGAACCTCTTGCGCCGGTTTTAAATGCTGATAAATTTGGTCGCCATAAATAACCTTATAGTTTTGATTCAATAAAAGGAGAGCTGGAACCCTAGTAACATTCTCAGGCATGATAATCTTTTGTTCATTTTGTAAAACAATGAAAATCTTCCCATTACTATCCTTAATTCTCTTGTCTATACAAATAAAATGAATATCTTTAGCCACGCCTATTTTTGAAACAGTCTGTAACAATTTTTTGGAAGGTTCGCAAAAATTACTGTAATATAAAATACTGCTCATTAAATTATCACAGCTTTAAAAAAAAGGTGGATAAACCAATAACTAACAAATAACTAACAAATAACAAATATTATTGAATATTATTGAAAATTTGGTCCGCTTAAAAAATTGAATTATATTTAACATATTATTAAACACAATATTAAATATACCATAATATATAGATATACCATGAGTGCTAAAATCGAAGAATTAAAAGAATCCGGTGACACGATGACATTCACTCTTAGCGGAGTAGATACATCTTATGCTAATGGAATAAGACGAGTTATCTTGTCAGAAATCCCTATAGTCGTTTTCAAAACAACCCCCCACGAAGAAAACAAATCGGTCATAACAATCAACACCTCTCGCCTTAATAATGAGATTATTAAACAGCGTCTTAGCTGTATCCCGATTTGTATCAAGGATTTGGAGATTGATTTGAAAAATTACTTGCTCGAAATTGATGTAGAAAATAAAACAGACACGATGATTATGGTAACGACAAGAGATTTCAAAATAAAAAATTTGACCACCAATACCTACCTAGAAGACAACACCTTGCGCGAAATATTTCCTCCCTACATCCCGCCAACCGGAAAGGGTGAATATTTCATTGACTTTTTGAGACTAAGGCCAAAAATTTCAGATGAAATACCAGGCGAGCGAATTAAGCTGACATGTGAATTCAGTATTTCCACCGCCAGAGATGACAGCATGTTTAATGTAACGGGGACTTGTTCGTATGGTTTCACACCAGACAGAGAAGAAATGGTTAAGCAGCTCTCTTTGCGCCGGAATAAATGGTCCGAGGAAGGCAAAACCGCCGCGGAAATCGATTTCGAGTCGAAGAACTGGAATCTTTTAGAAGGATTGCGCTATGTCAAGAAGCAAAGTTTCGATTTCATCATCCAAACTGTCGGCATTTATGATAATAAAGATATTATTATCAAGGCGTGTGAAATATTGATTCAAAAAATCGACGCGCAAAAGCAATTGCTAGATAAAGATGAGTTGCCAATAGAGCCGGCAAATAACACATTGGAAAACTGTTATGACGCGACACTAGTGAACGAAGATTACACGGTAGGGGTAATTTTAAACCACCAACTCTACGAGACCTTTTACAATGAGCACAAAACGCTGTCCTATACGGGATTCAAAAAGATGCATCCACATGATACCGATAGTTTGCTTAGAATTGCTTTTACGGCGCCCACATCAGGTAAGACAGCTGTAAAGGAGATTTTAACAACGGTGATTGTTGATGCGGTGCGGAAAATAGAGGGGATTATTGAGTGTTTCAGCGGACGGCGCAAGAAATAGAATTTGGTCATGAATATTTGGTCATGAATTTGTCCAAGGTCAAATATTAAAAAGTTTTCAAATAAACGCCTAAATAAAAACAATAAATATATATTAATTCTTTTTATTCTCGATTCACTAAATTGTCTTTCAAAAAATCCGGATTCAATTGCGGATATATCTCTTCTAAAAATTGTTCTAAAATATCAAATAAATAATAAAACAAATACATTATTATTTATATTTAAGCCCTTTTTCTTTAAGCCCTTTTTACATATATATTACATCTGAGTCGCCTTTATAATATCCACATTCTGCTTCCTTATATGGAAATTTAAACCGAACATCAGCTGCGATGGATGTAGATTATTCACATATTTCTGAACAATATTGTTAGTTACAAAGAGGGATTTCGGCTTTAAATCATCGATGAATTGCCGGTGTATATTAAACATGTGGGTTCGATATTGAGGTCCGAACATATTTAAAGGTTTTTCCTTTCTAACATAGCACGCCAGATAATTTTGATGTAGTGTATTTGTAAATATATGAACCTTATCCCGGCATTCCGAAAAATCCCGCTTGGTCTCCGGATAATAGTTTAAAAACTCTGGCAACTTACCCGCCTTTCTCAGGGTCAAATATTGGTATTGTAGCTTACAATGATTGCCCTTTAAATGCTTCACTTCCTCGTAGTTCGGATTCCTTATCTTGGCGCGTTCATGTGTTTCCATATTTTTTATTACAATGCCCATAATATTATAAGGCGTGTTCGCCGACGCAAACTTCTCAATAAGCTCCGAATAACTAGTAAATTCATATACTTCTGGAAGGCGAATACCAGTATTTTGCCATTGACCATCGCATGATATACGCCGCGGAATCACTTCTACTCTTAGTTCTGTTTGGAAAAATTCGTATACTTCCACCAAGTAGAGTTGTGGTTTAGAAAAAGGCACTACGATTCTATTATCAGGATGCTGTAGAACATAACTGTAGCAAAACTGGGGATTTAATGTCTCTATGATTAATCCATTCTGCTGACATGCTTCATCAAACATCATTCTGAATGTTTTGCTATCGCCGTTTTCCTTCTTGTAAAAGGAAACTTCCGCATCCACCGTATTTCTGGTGGCGATTTTCCAACAAGATACAGAGGGGTCGTAAAATACATTAATCATGGTTCCCTCTATAAACTCCTGAGCAATAATATGACATTGCTTTGTAGGGTAGTTTTTTATAAATTGATCCGCAGGAATGGACTTTGGGGGAGCAAATCCTATAACTAGATTATTTGAATTAACTACAATAGATCTTAAAAGACCGTAAGTGGGAATTAGATCTGTCGCCAGAATATCCTTATTATATCTAATAATTTGGTATTTTTCATTTGATTTAGTATAATATTCTGATACAGTGTAATACTTATTTGGACTATTTGGACTATTTGGACCATTTGACAAAAGATATGACAAAAGTTCTGACAAATTATATGAAAACCCCATTCTTGTTATAATCAAATGGCAAAATGTCTTTAAACTGATTTCTATATTTGTTAATCGAAGTATTAAGTATTTATTAAGTAACTAATATAGATAAAAAATTTCTATTATAAATATAAGATAATGTCAGATATAAAAGATGTTAGCGAAGAAATTAAATTAAACCCAGTTTCGAATTTATCAGAAAAGGATGTAGAAGCATCGGAAGGTGTAATAGAGGCCGATAAATCGTCTAATAAAGAAGAAGGGAGAGAAGACGAGGAAGCAAAAGAAGAGACGGTAAAAAAAGACGAAGCTTCTGCTTCTGAAGAAGTGGTATCGGAATCGGAAGAACCAGCAGAAGTAAAGGTCATTAAATTTAAACTTAGATTAGGAGATGTCATTGTAATAAAAGCTCCAACTAATGAAATACTTAATGAAGGCACCTTTCTTATCGAGTATATTGATAAAAATAAAATAAAACTAATCAATGCTGAAACATTCGAAAAAACACAATTGCGAATTAATAAAAATGGTGTCGTCGGTGACGGTAGTATTACAGAAATTAAAATAATTAGCAGCAATCCAAATCGAGGATATGCGAGACAACATGGTCTGCTTACTGGAACTTGGATTAATATTTATTTTGGCGGAGATATGCCTCTTATTATTACAGGCCAAATTACGGATTTAGAACAAGATATGATTGAAATTAAAACGGCAGATGGTGACACTATATATATTAATTTTGATTATCACGGCATCCCAGAGGAACTGCCGATTGACGCGTTTGAGATTCGAGAGGCGCCTGAAGAGAAAGGCGATAAGGGTGACTTGGAAGGATTGGATCCAGACTTGTCGCATGAAGAGTTGGAGCCAGAAGGTTTGGAAGAAGGCTTGGAATCAGAAGGCGAAGAAAAAATACCAATCGCAAAGGTAAAGAAAAATATAGAACGCTTAATTTTTAATGCGGATGAAATTGTATTTGGAAACACCATACACATAGAAGAATATGTCGAAGTAGATATAGATAAATATAGATTTAATCTCGAAACTCAGACAAATGATTTATTAGAGGAAATGATTTCCGCTATTCCAAACAATAAGCGTTCTACCAATGTTTTAAATAGAATCCATACCATTATAACTCGATTTATACAATTGCGAGAAATATCTTCTAATTTTGACAAGAATAAAAATGTAACAGGGTTTATACAAAAAACAGCAAACGACCGCCCTCTTGCTGAATATTTATCTGGCTTTCAAAATAATCTATATTGGATCATGATGGTCGCCAAAAATGTAAAAAAAACATATGTTATCGACGAAGGTAACGCATACGAAAGAACCGGTGACATTGAAGTGATACCCGAAAATCAAAATATTTTAGAAATGTCTAGTCTATTTAGAAGATACAAGTCTAACGAAGGCATCGAGGGGCAAAATAAATATTCTGGACTTTATAGCGCATTGAATCCATATCTAACCCCCTTTTCTTCTGGAAATATGGAAAGTGGCGACGCATTTAACTCTGAAAATAGAATCATCGTCGAAGGCAATGTGAAAACAAACATAAACGCCATTATTGACAATTTAAACGATTTATATTCCACCGTTATTGTCAATGGACGAGAAACTACTCGAAAATTCATCATTCAGAAATACAACTTGGGATTAGACAAGCTTCATGTTGAAAACGGCCTTTTTAAGGGAGCCAAAATGGACGCCGACCGCGTTAAACTAACAAATGACGACGAGATCGCAATCACTTCCATAGTTACCCTTCCAGAACCCACTGTTCAATTTTCACAGATTAATCTGCCCGGTTCTAATTTGTTAGTTAAAGCCAATTTAAATATACATTTCTTAAACTATTGGCAACTTCTTAAGCAAAGATCCAATGTATTATCGGTTGAAATCGACGGTCTAGACAATGAATTGGAGTTCGATGACGGCAACTTTGTCGACAATATTAAAAACTATGAATTAAATCTGTCTGATTATGAGATGCCTGGAGGAGTCAAACTAACAAACCAGGAAATTTATAACCAATTTTTGAAAATCATCGTCCCAAAAATCATCGTCCTTTTCAATCTCGTTAAAAAATACATCAAAGGCAAATTATCTATTTCCAATTTAATCACCTACTTAGAGCCCTTTATGATTTATTCCGACGACCTTACCTACATGAATTATAAGGAAATAGATAAATTCATCAAAGAAAAAATAAGAGAATATAATTCTAAATATGTTGAATACAGCAGAGCATTTGCCACCATTAAATCTATAAAACCGGCAAAAACAGCGCCTTCTACTCTTTTTGAACTACTGGACAGCAGTTATGAAACTAGAATTACGGTTTTCGACGCATATGATTGTTATTTTTCATTTGAAAATTTCAGGTCTTCGTCTGAACTTCTTAAGAAATTGATCATGACAGATTATGGCAATTTATATAATACCGCGGTAGCTTTTTCCAACTTGCAACTCATGTATCCCGCCGAACTAAATCCATTATTCGAAGCCGATAAGGAAACAATGAAGGCCAGTCTAGAAAAAGCGCTTGAGAAAGATAACTGTTCCTCATATGTGATTGCTAAAAAGTATTTCACAAGAGAAAAACTAGAAGAGGATAATGATAAAATCATTTATTTTGACAGGGAATATGATACGACTGATTATGATATGATAAATAGTGAATTTAAAAGGGAACGCGATACACTCACTCCTGAAGAACTACAAATATATATCGCGGAACAGCTTAAAATAAAATACAAAAAAGACGAACGAGATGCGGATTATTTGGCCGAGACGCTAGTCAATCAGGCCAAAAAAGTGATTGAAGGGCAATATGCTATCATTTCTATCGAACCACAGGAGGAAGCCAATTTAGCCGAATTGGAATACTATATTAGGAAAAATAACATGTGGGTTAAAGCCGAAGAAGTAGATCCGAAATGGTTTATTTTAGACACTGATGTTTTATGTAATATCAATCCTAGCTGTATTTATAATACTAAGAAAACGCCGGACGAAGCGTGCGAAACGATGGAAGTTACAAAGGAAACTATGGTATCGACTGCGCTGAAAGATGTTATGAAACAGTTTGATAAAAATTACAAGATATCTAAGGATGAACTAACAAACTATGTTAATAAGCATTTGGCTTATTTCGAGAATGTTATGGCGCGCATTCAAACGCTACAAAATAACGAGTTTTACAAATACAATGACCAGAAATATAAATTGGGACTCAGCATTTTAGAAGCTACTCTGAATCAAAAGGTGTCGCCTTATGTCAAGCTATGTAATCTCATCGTGGGGCAATCGGATTTCGTCAAACAACAGAACGACATCGTTTTATTCGCAGATAAATTTTGTCGACCTGGTAATCTAAATTCGCCCAATGTGAACGATGGCGACATGGAAGATATTTGGTGGTTTTATTGTAAGGAAACGGATACAAAGCTTATTCCCTCATTCAGGGTTCTTCTAGCGCGCACTTTTGTTAGGAAGCCTGAAAAATATGAGAAACAAATGGAAAATATTATTAAAATGATCGGCAAACTGGGCGACAATGGAGACGCATGGGTCGACGAACACAGCGGGGAAGTTATTCGCTATATTGATTTCGATGTTTCCGACGGATTTAAGGCGGGGTTTAAGGACCTTAGCAGAAGCATAATGGAACGAGATGCGAACGATGTCGCGATTGAAGAACATGCGGAACGGGTTTCAAAAAAGGAAAAACGCCTGTCTCCTGAAGGACAACTTGTTTCCAATATTATTGTATCTATTACCTCTAACATGGGCGTCAATTTGGACGCAATGCACGACTATATCGTTAAAGTAGTGACGGAACTCATGGCCGATGTAAAAGTAATTGAAAAGGAGCCGGCGTACAAGGAACGCGAAAAGGAAGCAGCGAAAAAGGGCAAGAAACTGCCTGATTATATGATTGTCTACAGTTCTGCTCTACTATATTTATCGCTGGGTATGATATTAATTGCTATACAAACGAGCATCCCGTCGATTAAAACCAGGAAGACATTTCCTGGATGCGTGCGTTCTTTTAACGGATTCCCATTCGATGGAGAGGGCGACGACTCTGGATTAAATTATTTGGTATGTATCGCGCATAAATATAAAAACCCACAAACCATTCCTTGGAATGCGATAGCCAAAGTAAATGTAGAAAAAATGACCGCGACATTAAAAGCATTTATAATTAAATATCTTTTGGGAAATTCAGAAGTTGGTCAAAAAATGAGAGAAAAGGTGGAATATCTGCTATTAAATCCGGAAAAGAACGATATACCAGTCGAACATGCGTTGGTCGGTTGGGTAAACTTTTTGCCGCCATTGAGACCATTTCATATCAAAGGACTAGTCAGTATTAGCGATGGATTTGAAGAGGAATTAAGGTCCGACCTTATTTCAGGCAGCCCCAGACAAATAGAAAAATTGTTAGTTATTCAATCTAAAATCACCCAGTTTTCGCTTGCTATACAGGAGGACATACAAAAAATAGTAGAAACCAAGGACCTATTAATGAGAGCATCGGCGCAGCCATTTATGATTAATGCTTGCTGTAATGAAAATGAGCATATGAATTTAACGACGCTTCAATATTTTATACAAGAAAATCCCAATATCGGGATAAATAATCAAATTGTTAGGGAGCTGACTTCGCTGTTACGCAGCAGCTATAAACTAACAGAAAGCGCCATTATGATGAGCGAGGTTGATACGAAGCGCCTATTTCCGGACATTTCCAATGATTTTAGTGATGAGCTAATTTATCGCGCATTTATAAATCTTTGCCATTTTCAATCCTCTATTCCATTAACGGAGGATTTAATCGCTATTTGCGTAGACAAACCGGTCTATTTGTCCAAGTCGGATACAATTCAAGAAAAAATAGCCAGATTGAAGCGCGATGATAGACACTATACCAAAGACATGTTCTTGCGTCTACTTCAAGTCGTCAGCAGACATAATATTATTAATATATCATTGTCTTATGCGATTCCATCTTGCTCCGAATCATTAAGACGCGTGTTAGTTAAAATGGAAATGGAGAACGAAGAAAATGTGGCAAAAGCGTTAAGGAATAAACTAGAAGTGCTTTTGGACACATTTGATGTGTCGATTCAGGAAGATACGGATGATATGAAACAGCTGAAAAATTATTTAGCCAAAGCCAATGACAATATGCGCAAAGAAATGGTTAGCTTTATTAAGCGCAAAGCAAAAATAGGCGGTTCCGAACTGAAAAAATTAACAGCTTTTTTAGATGATTTGTCTGTTTGGCAATTCGACATCCATCGAAGAAATGATGATATGAAAATTTCAGATGACGCCATGTATAATTACATCAATTTCAATAAGAATTTCATTTCGATGTTTTCAGTTGTATTTCCAAACATTATTTTAAATAAAAATGAAATTGCGTTTACACCGCATAGTTATTGGAAATTCGCACCAAGTCACAATTCGGCTTTGATGGAGGACATCGGTGATGATTTAGCAGGATTATCGAAATTTTTTAATAATAACGCTATTAATAATGTTGTAACGGAGATACAAAATAAAAGCAAGAATATTCTTTTACTGTCACAGGTCACACCGGTTACGACGAGCATAAAGATCGGCGACCAAGAACTCTACAATGTATTTGACAAACGAACGACCACGCTGCTTTATGAATATTATATTTTCCAGATATTTACCGATTACATTAATCTAACAAAGGACCCAGTTATGGCCTCGCAAATGCTTAAAACTCCGAAGACCGATAATCCCTCGGTGTATAGTGCGGACTTTTTAGTTGAGGAGCAATTACAAATCGCCGAAACCGAGGATATATATTTGGAAGGCAATGTAGATAAATTACAAGAAGATACGGCGCGCTTATTAGTAACATACATCACCATCATGATGAAATCTAAGAAATCAATTGACTTGTCATATGACAAAGTGGATGACCTTATATTTAAACTGAAAGAAGCGGAAAAATACACATTTACTGATAGATTACGAGATCTAGATGATGAACAGCGAGAAGTAGAAAATGTATTGAAAATTTATAAATTGGGAGTTTGGTCTACTGGATTATCTAAAGGCATTCGAGAATATGACCCGGAAAACTACGAGCATGAAAAACAGGTGTCGGCGCGAATTGCGGAAATACAAAATGGGCTTCGGCGAACGGGGGCGATTGATGAAAATAATATGGATATCGATTTAGATGATGCTTTAGATGATATGGCGGTTCAAGATTTCATAGACGCGGATGAACTACAAATGGGAGATATTGGGGAAGATTATGAAGATGGTGACCCAGAGGGCGATGAACAAGAAGAATAAACTAACAAATTTTTTATAAAACTTTATATTATAACTACTATGTTAAGAACCTTTATAAGAAATAATATAACCTTTGCCGCTATAATACTGTTTATTGTTATTTTTATAGCAGTGTATTTAGCGAAACCAGGGTGTTTATATAAGCAGGATGGTAGCATTCGGGAATTTGGAGTTGGGACAAAAAATAAAACAATTATGCCAATATGGCTTTTTTCTATTATTTTAGGAATTTTATCTTATTTGGCTGTTTCTTACTATTTATCATATCCCAAACTTGTATAGAATGCTGCTTTATGCTGCTTATAATCTGCCACTTGAAAGATAGTCATAAGTATGGTCAAATAATGCTATTTTTGAATCATCGTTAAATTGTAAAACGACGAATCCGTTTTTTATCTGAGGTCTTGCTACAAGTCGTTCCTGTAACTCCGCAATTTGCGCGCAATTGACATCAAGTTGTTTTAAATATTTCCCTGTTCGGAATTTATGGTATCCTGTGAATTCCAGGATTAAATTACTTATTTCGATGGGTAATGGAATGGTGTTCATATTTGTTCTTTAATTTGTTCTTTAAGTGCTTTTTTATAATATTAATACAACCAGAAAAGTATTAATATTATGTTTCAATTTTTTAAAAAAATGAAATATTTTTCTGTTGTTAGGACCTATACATCTATACATCTATACATCTATATACCCTATATTTATAATTTTAAAAAATGTCTGACATAGAATTTGATGAAGTAATAGAAACAAATGAAATTTATACCCTGAAAAGGTCCCCATTAGAAATAAATTTCGAGGAACTTTGGTTGCTGCGTCCTATTACGCCGCAGCAATGTAAAATTTTCGGTAAAATTATCGATGTCCCGAGAAATTATGCGGTTTATGGCATATCATATGGGTTTGCCGGGCAAAGCAATGTAGGCAACGAAGTATTACCATGTTTGGTGCCGTTTTTAGCATATGGTAATTCGATATTAGTAAATTGGTATGAAGACGGTTCAAAATATATAGGTTATCACAGCGATGACGAGAAGGGACTGGTAGGCGAAGTATTTGGCTTCTCATATGGAGCGGAGCGTAAATTCAAATTCCAGCACAAAAAAACCAAGGAGGTCCATAATTTAGTGCTCGAGCACAATTCTTTGATTATCATGAAAGAAAATACACAGGCGAATTATAAGCATTCGTTGCCGGCAATGAAACGGATTTTAGAGCCGCGAATTAGTATTACTGTTAGGACCATTTTGGTTTAAAGGATTGGATTGAAGGATTGGATTGAAACAATTAATATGTATTAAAATATATATTAATTTAAAACAACTTAAAGACAATTTAGAAAACTAATATTAGGGTCATTTCGTGTTCCCTAAGAAATCGTATAAACAGTCGAATTATTCAGCTCCTCTTGTTTCTCTTGCTCCACCTGACCCTTCTCATAAGCATCATAATCCGCTTTAATGCTATTAATATCCTTTACACACCCTCTTGTATCTAAATTATAGTAAACAATAGACGACACCAAAATAGCAGTATATATATACCATAAACCTTCGCCTATGTTTTCTCGTAGAACCACTAAATCCAATATTTGCTGCTTTAAACCCTCAGGTCCGGCATCTGCTGCGTATACACCTTCCTTCATTAGTGGTTTCATCTTGTCCCAAATATTTATAAAATTATCCGGATACATTTGATTTATCAATATAGAATTGTTTCCGCAAATTTTCATTAACGCTTCTGCCGCACTAGTGAGTTCCTTTTGTTTTTGAGGGTCTGGTTCCTTATCTATTAAATCGTTAATATTTGTGCTTATTAAAACCTGACTCAATAAATCAGATGCGCTTCCCGAAATCGCAAAATAGCCAATTACATCCGAAAATACATTTTTTAATCCGGAAAATGCGGTGATAATCATCATCATTACTCCAAAAATCAACAACCACGGAATCAATGTTAAAATAACACCCGCACCTACATTTTTACCAGCACTGCCCTGACACTTATCAATTAAGTAAGAAATATTTAATGCTAATTGGGTACAGATTACTATCAATAAAAACATACCCATTTTTTTCATGCTCTCGCTATAATATTCGCCAAGATCCGCCTCCGATAAACTATTTTTAACAAGCATCAACTTGGGTTTACCAATTACCGGAACGGAAGAAATATATAGTAATGTAGTTATTATAAAAAAGAATAACGAATAAAACGAAATATCCATATATAGATAATTGGTATAATTTTTTTTTGTTTTTTATATGTATTTATAAAGCGAACATTATATGGACTTTAATAATTATGCTAAACCTATTTTAACCGAACCCGGTGTTAAATACTTCTTAAATGAAACATTAAAACAATGTCATCTGTTTAAAGAAAAATATAACAACACCATGTTTAACATTGGTGTAACGATTGTCTTTTTTATTATTTTAGGGGTTCTATTGTTATACAAATATAAGGGCAAACTAACACCGGAAGAAGTTCTTAAAAAAGAAGTCCAGAAAAAACAGTATATATTATCTAAAATTAAAAACTACCAAAATACCAAACTCAGAGAGCAGCAACAATTAATAACTGGTTTGCCGCATTGGGATGATGAAATTGGGACAACATATTCATAAGCTTTGTGCTTTGTGTTTTGTGCTTTGTGTTTATTTATAGAATAAATATATAACCATAAATTATAATGAGTGAATCTGTTTCAAGTGAAACTGGATCAAGTGAAACTAGAGCAAAGGAAAGTGTACCTGGATTAAAGGAAAGTGTACCTGGATTAAAGGAAAGTGTACCTGGATCAAAGGAAAAAATATCTATTAATGAAGCAATGAATGAATATTATAAACTTAAATCTAAATACGAAACCGATTATTATAACAAATATGTTAAACCGATATTAAAGACAGATGACATGAGTAAACGAGAAAAACGCATCGAATACCAGAAACTACCTAAAGCCGAATGTATCAATTGTAGACGAAATGTAGGAAGTATTTTTACAATCAAAAAAGATTCGGAAGAAGAGAGCAGAACCTTTATCGCAAGTTGCGGTGATTTAAGCAATCCTTGTCCTTTAAATATTAATTTCGATTACACTTTTTATAGCGAATTAAATAAAGAATTAATGAGCGCCGAGGAAGACATAAATTATATTAAAAATAAAATCATCATTGACAAAAATAATATGATGTTTGGATACAGTGACCAATCTAAAGCGATCGATAGCTTTAATAATGATACTTCGGAATTGAAGACAATGACCGAAGGAGCTGGATTCGTCATGGAAATTAATATACGAGAAAACGATAATCCAGTTAAACGCGATTTAATCAAAAAAAACGAGGACAAATTTGGGATGGAATATTTGCTACCATTTAAGGATATGATTAAGACATTTGACCAATCTGGTAATGTAGAGGTCGTAAATAAAGCAATGAGATTATATGTAGATGAAATGTTGCCACTAACAAAATCAATTAGAAATCTCAAATATGAAGTGAATTATATTGATTTTTTAGAAGAAAAGGATAATGAAGACCCTACTGAAAAAGGGGATCTTTATATTTTAATTCAGAAGAAAAATAGTCTTCAAAATTTAGAGTTCAATTTATATGGCGCCAGTAAATTAAAATCATTTACCAAGGGTATTTCTGGATTTGATAATACAGCTGTTAATGATGCAACAACAAATAAGAAAAACTTAGAACAAGTTCATAAAAAGACGAGAAAATTGAGACCATCTCTCGCAGAAGATGTCGCTGGTGTTCCCGTCAATTTAAGGAAAAAATTGATTCTACAAAACGCAACAGAAGCAGAATCAGAAGCGAACGAAGTTCGATCGGTTGCCGATATTTATCCAGAACAATATAGAGGCGTCGATGGTGTCATTATGCCTCGAAAGGGTCCCGGGGGCGACATTTCTTGGACTAATGAAAATGGCCAAAGAGACATGAAATATCAGCAAATATGGAACGCGCTTTCGTCGGAATATAAAGCGGCCTTATCCGAGGATGAAGCCTGGATGAAGAAAACAGTGGATCATTTCGTCGAATTTGCTGACCTTAAAAGACAAAATAAGGTGCCTTATACATCTAGTAGAGAATTTGTTCACCCGGATGGTCTATTATTACCTCCCAGAAAAATCAGCGACACGGAGTATGATTACGGTAATGCGATCTATAATAAGTTATTAAATGCGGATGCTTCTGGTATGTGGATGTCTTTTTTACCTAAACCTGATAAAAATACTAGCGTAAATCCAGCAATACAAGCGGATGAAGCGGCGAAAATATGGAGTGGGTTATTTCCGGAATATTATTCTAATGAATATAATCCATATTTGACCGCAATTGCGTCTAATCTGGGACGCAGATTGCGTTTTACTAGATTTTAGAGTCATAATTTAGTCATGCTTTAGTCATGAATTTAGTCATGCTTTAGTCACGGATAAAAATCTTTACACATTTTAAAATATCATTATTATTTATAACTATTATTATGATATCCAAATATATATCTATACCAATCTTTTTAAGTAGTTTTATCATCGGATTAGTATTTATCTATTTTCTAGGACCTGATTCTAAAAAAATATACAAATATCCGTCCCCTTCCAACTACAAAGACATTTTGTATAAGGACAAAGTTGAGCAATGTTATCAATTTAAACCAAATGAACTGGAATGTCCTATTAATCCTCTTATCATTAAAACAGTTCCGATACAATAATGTTAATGGTTTACATGTTAATGGTTAAAGCCACTAACAAACTCTGTATATTATAAAATATATACTTACTTTATAACATAATGCCTATGCATTTATCTAAATTTGTCCACTCTGTAACCGGTAGATATCTAATGTCTATATTAATTGGTTTCGGTCTGGCCACTTTATTTAGACAAGTTTGCGTCGGCAAGGATTGTATTTCTTATTCCGCGCCACCAGTTGAAGAAATCGATGACGCAATCTACAAATTTGACGATACCTGCTATAAACTACAGAAAAATGCCGTGAAATGCGATTCGACAAAGGAAATTGTACCATTTAGTTAACACTCTGCGTAAATTAATCGCAATTATTTGTATAATATATAATATACTATGACTGATATTAATACAACTAACATCAATGATCTGCCAACAGACCCTATGGGTTCCAACTCAAATAACATTTCCATGTCAGCAAGCGAAAAGCCATTACAGCAGATCGGCATGTCTTTAGATCAATCCACCATCAGCCAAATTGTCAATGGATTACAGCAAGCCAGCGTCGCTGGCGCAACCATGTTGCCTAGCAGAGATATTCCGCAAAACACCCAACATCATACGCAAGACACCTATGTTCAGCCTAATTATATTCCTCCTCCTACTAACACGGATTATATTAATGATTCCAATGGCAATGAATATATCAATTCTTATGCTAAGGAAGAGCAAATGAAAAATTCATTGGATATAGTTTATGATGAAATACAGACACCGCTATTGATTTCTATTTTGTATTTTTTGTTCCAGTTGCCGATTTTGAAGCAAACATTGTTTAAATATATTCCTTTGGTATGTCACAATGATGGTAATTATAATTTAAATGGGCTTTTATTTACTTCGATTGCGTTTGGGTTTCTGTTTTTCTCAATATCGAAGACAATGAAACAAATAAATTCGGCCTTTTAAGAATAATTGGTAAATATTCTATATAGAATATTCAATATATAGAATATATAGATGAGTTATACTGATATTGGTCTAATTGTGATTGCTGAGATTGTCGGGGATTTTGGCTACAAAAAATTCGCAGAGAATGGCGGTATGAAAAACTTTGCGGCCGGAACTATAGGATATATCGGTGTCATATATGCGTTAATTCGTTCATTACAAGGATCGCAAGTGCTAGTAGTGAACGCGGCATGGGACGGATTAAGCGCGCTAGTTGAATCTATTGCCGCCATTGTTATATTAGGAGAAGGATTCGACGAGCCCTTGAAATACTTGGGAATAGTATTTATTATTTTAGGCCTCTTTTTACTAAAGTTGCCGCTTGTTAACCCGCATAAATTCGTGTTTCCTACATTTTTCATTGAGCACTCAAAGAGCAAGTTTTTAAGGGAATAATGTCTACTTAAAAGAGCCTTAACAGCATAAGAGAACGGCAGTCATCTTTTAATATTTTAATAGACCTTACTTAAAGAGCCTTACAGCATAAGGGAACGGCATTCATCTTTTAATATTTTAATAGACCTTACTTAGCCGTTCCCTTACTTAAAAGAACAACCCCTTTCGCTTCTTAGTTTTCCTTTTTGTTCTTTTTGTTCTTTTTGTTCTTTTTGTTTTCGCCTTTTTCGCCTCATCCATTTCTTTCGCATCCAAAGGCCTGTATCGCAAAAACCACGCATCATATTCCGGCGTCTTCTTTTTATCCTTTAATTCCGCGAATTTCTCCGTCTTTTCCGCCCGCATCTCCTCCACTGTTTCCTGATGACCAACGCAGTTTATACTGAACCTTTTTAACAGACCTTTCTGCTGTAATCTATTCTTCTCTTGTACCTCAAATAAATATTTTGACATACACAATATACGGTTCTTATCATAATATGGTCTATTCGCGTATAAAAACGCCAAATAGAAGCTCAACATGGTATCAATGGTCGCCACCTTAATATCATACCCCTGCTGTTTTAAAACATTGTAACTATGGCACGCTAGTGGTTCATAAATAAATGCGATCACATCGTTGCCTACGCGGATTTCATAATGAGGCGCGATGATTTCTCCTACCGCCGGTCGTTTCATTATTTTTACATTCTTTACATTTATATCCTGTAAGCGTTCTTTCACTATTTGCGAGACAATTAATGGATCTTCTGCTAAAACATCGAAATCCGGTATTTTTTCGAGTCGTTTTCTTAAATGTCCTGGCATATATTGCGAATATAACGACACGGAATATCCGCCAAAAAACACGACGCCTTGATCCATTAATGTTGATTTGACAGTTTCATATATTTGTTCAGATTTGTTAAAAGGGGTTCGCGACTTGTGGAAACCTTTTCCTACATTTATATCGCTATTTATACCATCATCATTTATACCATCATTTTTTGCCTCTGTCGTACCCGACGACAGCTTTCTCTGGAAATCAATATGAGAGCATTGATGTGCCGATAATGGGTAATTGCGATTCAACAGCGTCAGTCGTTTTAAAACCTTTTCCCACCTAGACACATCCCCATCTGGTCTAGACAACTCCAAATACATACTCATGCGTAAATAATTCGGTGGTGCGTATAATAGACCGCTCACTTTAATTGCTTCTTTTTTAAGCGCATTAAAAAGTTCCTTTGGAATATAGGATATATCCGCGACAGGGATAAAATTCACATATACTTTATAGGTGCCATGATGTTGTCCTGACTTCGCTTCTACTTCGACGAAGCCTTCTTTGATATACAGGTCTACCAGCTCTTTCGCGTTTGTTAGCGCATTCCAGCTGAAAAAGTCGTAGTCGGGAATTTCCACATCCTTGTTATAGAATTGGTCCTGTTTTGGCAGGATATTGTTAATCGCAGTGCCGCCGTAACAAATCAACTGTTTTTGCTTTAAAAAGGTTTCGACGATTCCTATAATGCGTTTGATTTCTGGCGATTTTGCCGCGATTTTCCCCTGTTTTTCTTCCGCGATATCCACTGCTTGTCTTAATATTGCTAATTCACAGTCTTCGAATTTTAAATTTTTACAGGTATCATTTTTTTTCATTATATTATTTATATATTATCTATATAATATAATCAAAATATTAGTTTGTTTATTTGCTTCTAGTCTTTTGTCTTTTGCTTCTAGCTTTGTCTTTGCTAATGCGTTTAAATATACCGCTCTTTGTGGCGTAGGTCTTGGAGTTTTTAACCATTCTTCTCTTGCTTTGCTCATTTTGTCGAAAAAGGAAAACATTGATATATTTAATTGTAGTAAAAAATCTTTAAGTTGTTTTCCTTATATAATATTATTTACACATTTCTCATGTAAAACGCCATTTAATCATGAGTGCTTGTTTCAATGCTATTTAAGTTTAATTTTTTTCTTATTTCAACAATTAACTTACTAAAAAATCCCCTTCCTTGTATAAATAATTTTGATTTTACGCCGCAACATAAATCTATATCGGCATTTCCAGAGTTAAAATATTCTGCTTGTAATTCATTAATTACATTATGTAAATATTCGTTTGATTTATTAATACATTCTTCGTAATTTGTTGAGCTCGGTCCAGCAAAAAAACATTTTCCAATAACATACTTTGGATTAGTATCATTTGAAACTAATGATTTAATGTAATCAACCTCAAGCGGTCGTTTGATTTTTTCGTGCCACTCATTCCCAGCAACAACATCTCCTAATCTTAAATGTATTAATGTACTATCTGTTATATTTTTTGGTAAAAAATCTAAGTTTTGTTCTATGTGTTCCATCACAATTTTGGTAATTAAATCAATATTATTACAATGAGTATTATTTCTTTTTTCTAAAATATATTTACTACCAATTGAATTTGGATGTTCCATTAATATTTCAATCATTTCCTTTTCTGTTAAACAACCTACCATCACTAAATCGCCCAATCTATAAGACGAAATCATTATATAAAATAATATATATATATTATTTATTTGAACTTAAACGCAATTTCAGAACTTTATATTTCGACTAGGTCATTATATTTCGAACTGGTAAAAATCCGTCTTCACTTCGCGCGTAGCAAAAGACACCGTGGGGTCCTGAACCACTGGATCTGGCATTGTCTCCGGAACATAGCGCAACTTCTCCGGTTTCAAAACAAACGCCCGACCAGCATCATTGAAAAACATGTCATTCTCTTCCAAATTAGTATCCACTACCTGATACCGCATTGCTAACATCTGGACGCCATAGGTTCGCATCGTGATTGAACTCGGGTTATCAGGGTCGGTCCCCTTATCTGGCATCCCAATCGTCATATTTAATTTGTTGTAGTTTATGAGTTCTACCATATCCGGTGCGTTTATTATATCATAATAATGCAGTGCTCGCATAAAAATAGAATTGCTTGTCATATTCACATATTCGTAAAATGCTTCCGATTCCAAAAACGCAAGATTACTTCTATCTACTATTATCACGACTTTCCCCGCCGTATCTGATAATTTAACTGCTCCAAAATTTTTGGCTTGATTTTCAAAGCTATATTGTTTCCCCATCAGCATACTATCGTAACCTTCTAAAAGTTTCGCAAAATTATCATACATCTCTGTATTTGAACTCTTTATACGAAGATGTAAAATAATTGGGTCCAATTGATTCGGGGCGGTCGAATTCGCAAAAGCATAGTCTCTAATGATATTTAACACCTCGCTAAAGGGCACTGAATTAAATGTCTCTTTTACACAATAGCTCTCCGAAGTGGAACTAGCTACAACCGGCTGGTCGTCGATTGAATATACTTCGAAATCAAGCCCTCTTACGCCTTGCTTAAGTAAATCCTTTAATATACAGGTATTGACATATCCGTTTTTATAATTTCCTCCTGAACATGCGTTATATGCCGATTTTATATAATAATCCCTGAGCGAATATTGATATAATTCATTGGTCGCATCAATCGAAATTATCTTGCCATTTAATGTCCCGAACATTTCATCCATATTTTTACAATTCCTGACATTTAATCCATCTGAAAAAAAGGTTCCCGAAACATACATATAAGCTAACAATGCGATTAATAATATCATAATCGCCACGATGGAAGCAGCCATCGTTACGGTATCGTCTTTCATATCGGATAGTGATTTTACCGCATTTTTTACAGTTTCATTTGCTGAATCAGACATATTATATTATTATAATATTTTAACTTTAGATTTTTACATTGGGACTCTTTACATTGGGACTCTTTACATTGGGACTCTTTACATTGGGACTCTTTACATTGGACGCTTTACAAAGTTAAATTATATACTCAAATAAAGAATTAAATAATTATCACAATATATACTAATTATGGCCGGCGGTTTAATGCAATTAGTTGCTCAAGGGCAACAAAATATCATTTTAAATGGCAACCCATCCAAAACATTTTTTAAATCCACCTTTGCGCAATATACCAATTTCGGATTACAAAAATTCAGAGTCGACTTCGACGGTTCTAAAACATTGCGATTATCAGAAGAATCTACCTACACATTTAAAATTCCACGATACGCCGACTTGCTAATGGATTGCTATCTCTCCGTCGCACTTCCTAACATTTGGAGTCCGATTTTGCCTCCACAAGACCCTAGCCAGAGCACCAATAACGAGACATGGGTGCCATACGAATTCAGGTGGATACAGAATTTAGGAGCGAAAATGATTTCTAAAATAAGCATTACTTGTGGAAATTATACGCTTCAAGAATATTCAGGCGACTATTTGTTAGCATCTGTCCAGCGCGACTTTAATACCGATAAAAAAGTGTTATTTAATGAAATGATTGGAAGCACGCCAGATTTATTCGATCCTGCTAATTCCGGTTCTCGCGTCAATTCGTATCCAAATACTTATTACACCGACGCGTTAGCTGGTCCAGAGCCGTCTATTAGAGGCCGCATTTTGTATATCCCATTGAATAATTGGTTTGGCCTTAAAACCCAGATGGCATTCCCTCTAACATCTCTTCAATACAATGAGCTACATATCAATGTGACATTGAAACCGATTGACCAGCTTTTTCAGATCCGCGATGTATTCGATTACACCTTTAATTTCCCTTATGTGGCGCCCAATTTTAATACTTGGTATATGCAGTTTTATCGGTTTTTACAGCCGCCTCCCGATATCAATATCGGCATCAACTCTTACTCTGATCAGAGAACCCTATGGAACGCGGATGTTCATTTAAATTGTACCTATTGTTTTTTATCTAATGAAGAAGAACGCGTATTCGCCCTAGAAGAGCAGAAATATTTAATCAAACAAGTCCACGAACAAATATATTATAATGTAACCGGACCTAACAAAGTGGCGCTCGATTCGCTCGGTATGGTCGCCAATTGGATGTTCTATTTCCAGCGCTCCGACATTAATTTACGCAATGAATGGTCCAATTACACTAATTGGCCTTACAATTATATGCCACAAGATATTATTCCGGCACCGTCGTCGGGCGCATATACGGTTTATCGAACTGATTCGCTAAATCAGCCAGTTCCCGTGAATATCGGCCCCGGTGTGAATCCCAATGGTAATTTGACCGGGCTGTTAATTACCCCCACCTATACACGAGAAAATGACAAGTATATTTTACTCGTCATGGGTATTTTGTTAGATGGTTCTTATCGAGAGAACACCCAACCTGCTGGTGTTTATAATTACATTGAAAAATATACGAGAACTGCTGGTAATGCGCCATCCGGACTCTATTGTTACAACTTTTGTTTGAATTCTAGCAACACGGATTTACAGCCATCTGGTGCGATAAATATGAGCCGTTTCAATCAGATCGAACTAGAATTTACTACGATTATCCCGCCTCTAGATCCCTTGGCGCAAAGTTTGACCATCTGTGACCCTACCACGGGAGACATCATTGGTATTAATAAGCCGACATGGCGCATATATGATTACAATTTTAACATGACGCTTTTTGAAGAGCGCATTAATCAAGTGGTATTTATTGGCGGCAATTGTGGCTTAGCTTATGCGACATAAGACGAAAAAATATTTATTATATTTATTATATTTATTATACTAGCTAATCTACTATTATATAATACTAGCTAATCTACTATTATATACTAGCTAATGCTTTTTCGCTGCTTTAGCTGCCGCCTTTTCCGCATTTTTTAATTCCTTTGCTGCTTCCTTTGCTGCCGCCTTTTCCGCCTTTTCCGCATCTTTTGCTTCCTTTGCTGCCGCCTTTTCCGCATCTTTTGCTTCCTTTGCTGCTTCCTTTTCCGCATTTGCTGCCGCTTTTGCTTGATTTGATTGTTCTAACGCATCTACTTCTGCTCCTAATTTTACGCCCGTATATTTGGAACACCCTGTCGAATGTCTTAAAGTCGCGATTTTCTTCTTCAACCAATCAAATCCGACCGCCTTTTCCGACATAATATACATGTCGCCATCATTTAAGACCAGTTCAACAGGCTCGCCGACAGGCTCTGATAACTGATACCACCTGAAATAAAGCGGCATGGTTTGGCCCATTCTGACGGCAAATACTTTGCGCCTTTCGCCATCTCCATGATACCCAATACCGCACTTTGATATATCATAATAATAATTTGCCTCACCGTTTAACAGGACATCCTCTGTCCATTCGGAAATTACCTGTCTAATTCTGCTCATTCTGGGCAGATGTTTCCAGGCAACTATCCTACCCTTTCCGTCCTTGTAATTCGGCTCTTGGTCTTCGTCTGCGAAACATAGGTTCCATCTGGCTCTCTTTTCTACCTCTTTGCCTCTCATCAGGGCCCTCTTGTCCATCGGAAGCCCGTCGTTTTCCGCAATCAGTCCGGCAGTTTCCTCACCTAAAATGTATTGAGCTCCTCTTCTAATTACTAAAACTTTGGCTTGCTGAAAAGTCGGGTCAAATCCGGCGTTTAAATCGACCATTTCGGTTTCTAGTCCGAATCCGGTCAACTTATGCTGTAACTGTTGTAATTGTTCAATAGAATAGCCATTTTCATGGAGAGTGCCGATTTTCTGCATCTTTGCGTGATTTTCAGCTACATCTCCAAATGTAATGGTATAAACTTTTTGTATTTGCGTTTCTGGTTGCGTATTTAATATAGTAGACATTTTAAAAGGGTTGTATGAAATATATACTATACCTATTTTGAGCAAATTATATTTCAATTTTATTTATTTTTGTTTTAAATTTGGAATCACTAAAAATTTAGACCTTATAAAATTGAAATACTTTTACAGCAATATAGTGAATGTATTACAACCAATAACAATAACCAATAACAATAACCAATACCAATAATGTCGAAAATGTATACTTTATTAATCATAATCATAATATTATATCTTATTCAACTAACAACATGTCAGAAAACATATACAAAATTACAGCTAAAAGGCCTACATCAAGAGCTATTAGATAAACTATTTGCAAGCAATATTCAAGCAATAGTAGAAAAGGTGGTCTACAAGGCTCAATCGCATGACAATGTAGCCAGTTATAGGCACTTATACGGCACCTCTGAGGGCCCATACGAGATGCCTTATAACAAGAGCGACCAAACGATAATCGACCATTTACAGGCTATTCTAATTGACGCGGACATTACCATATCCAATGCCAAGTGTCCCTATTTGTTCGGCAGTAGTGGCGTCTGTAAGGAAATTCTTGTCGAGTGGTGATTTCTTCAGAGTCTGAAATATTTTGAGAGCATATATGGTCACAAAATATTTGGCGCGATAATAATCGCCAAAATCGCCACAAATTGTCTTTAAGTTAAAATATAATAGATATTAAAATAGATATTAAATAGATATTAATTTATGAACTTCTGAACATTAGTTGTTTGTCAATAACCACTTCTTTTGTAATATTTCTGACAATTTTATCCATGTTCTTCTCCTGCTCATCATCTGTCGAGCCATTCATCGCGTTACATAACATTTTTAAGTATTTATCGTTTTGTCTCGATTCCGGATCATTATATTCCGGGTATTTCTTCTGCCACTCAAAGATTTGCTGTATATTCTTCTTTCCCACTCTTTTAATTGCGCTTGTTAGTTGTATCTTATCTGAGTCTTTTGTCCATTCATTCTTATTTTTTATGTACAGGGTCTCTCTTTTTGCGTCACTACAATGTATAGGTCGTTTATTCACTTCTAATTCATTTAAACCATTAATGAATATTTTGGAAACACCCTCTGAATATCCGATTTTCGCAGTGTCTTCTAGATCCTTCAGCTTCACCTGCAGGGAATCCACAAAATCTGTTAGATTAACCGCATCCTTACAAGTCTCATTCAAGTATATTTGTAAATTAAAATGGTTACCGTTGTTATTGGTTGTTGTATTGTTATTATTATTGTGACTGTTATTCGTGTTGTTAGGTTGAATAGATTTAACTACTTCCATCATGATGGCTTTTAATTCCGAATTATCTTTTATCAATAGTTTGATGATCTCTTTGTCTTCACTTGGTAACGAGCTGGGTGGCAATATTTCTTCACAGAGATTCTGACAGGTTTTTTTGTGAAGCGATAATCCTTGTCTATATTTATATTCTTTTCCACAAAGACAAAAATGTCCATTTTTTTGAGCTTTTTTTTGAGTTGTTGCGTCATCATTGAGATGTTTCAGTGTCAAAAGGTGTCTCTGCCAATCACTGAATTTACAGCATACAAAGTCACAATTTTTACATTCAAATTTAACGGCGTTTTTCGGCGTAATCGTGTCATCATTGTGCTTCATTTATATTGCTAAAGAAAAAAATGTCCAGTTTTTGACGCCTTTTTTGAAAAAGTTATCGTAACACTTTTTTTCTGGAAATTTTAAATTTTAGAGCATTATGCTAACAAAGTGAAAAAAAAACTGTTTTATCCAAATCTACCATCGGTTTTTGAAAAAAGGACATTTATAAATGTCCAAAATGCCTTTTTCTTTTCCCAATTTAGAACAGTAAAGTTCAGAAGTTCAGAATTATAGATACCTTACCATAAGAACTAAAGTATTTCATTTATTTGTTACTGAGAATGATAAGGAAATAAACCGAGAAACATGTATCCCTCTGCTAGGAGATATGACGGCGACAATTGCGACAAACTCGGCGCCCGGGTTCCCACTGGAAGTTTTCTTATGCGTCTCACCGCCTTTCAGTTTGCCGGCCTCGTAGAATCCAAAATAAAAATATATTACTAACTATTAATCGTATATTATGGCGGCAAATTATACCTATTTAGCTAACAAATGCTGTAACCCGGATGTAAATGCGGTGGATGTATTTTCTGATTTGATAAATGGGCAACTACCTTATATTTGTTACCACATTACTAGTAATGGGAAATATCCATTTATTCAAATTATGTTAGAATTGAATATGACTATGAGTAAAGAATCAATTTTGGATTCGAAATTGGATTCGAAATTGGATTCGAAATTGGGTCAACAGTTTGTTTTCCCATCTGTAACAATCCGTGAGGACTTTACCAATGATAATATTTCCACCATGTTATTAAGAAAGATAAAGGTGGAATTGAAACGGTTAAAATGTAATACTGATTTGCTAACAAACTCTGGATACAAAGGCGTATTTAGCTTTATAGATGATTCTGGTAAACAGAATGTTTACGCTTTAATAGATGTTAGTTCAATCGATGTTAGTTGTCTAAATTTATCTACTTCTGTTACAACATGGTTTGCTTTACCGACAGAAATCATTAACATTCATAGTATTTGCGACATTCCGATTTCGGAAAGGGTTCGCTATTTGTTTACCTATGTGATGCCTGAATTAGGCGTATTATATCGCACTGGTTTAAGAAAAGAACCGTATTTGTTACCAGAGGTGGTGTATACTAGTTCTGATAATATAAAAGAGGCGGAATTTCGGTGTATATTTGGACCGCCTATGATTCGTGGTATAAACAGTGGTTATTTTCAGTTCGAGACATTGTTTTTTGAAAAGGCGCCAAAAAATAGATATGCTTTATTTATGGAAGACGAATTATGTAGTATACTCGATAATGGTTCTATATTAGTAAAAGAATATGAATCATTTACTCCACTATCATACCATGTAGTATAAACTAACACTAGTAAATACACCATATATTTATTTCTTAAATAAATATATAATGTCATTTGTCAATTTGGTTGTCGATAATCAAGCAATTCCAGTTCCCAGTATAAGTTCCAATACAAGTTCAAGTAAAAACATCAGTAAACTAACAGTATTTGGTCTCACTATTCTGACCATATATGCTATAACAAAAATACTGAATTTCTACGGGGTTGGTGCTGATAAATACGGGTCTTATCTGATGTTTTATGTGTTTCTGATATTATGCGCGAGTTTTCTGGATTTACCGCATGCTAAAATGTAGCGGCATCTTTAATAGACGCTTTACTTTGCGAAGCCACTTTATAGCCAAGCGGAAAATAAAATTTTTAGTGACATCCATTTTACATTAAAAACCTGAAAAATTGAAATACTATTTTTGTTAGAAATGAATAGCATATTACACCTTATAAACCGTTAAAACACTCTAAAACACTCTAAAACTTAAACTAATATGTCCGATTCGATTTCTGTATCCGCGGTCGACAAGTGGCTGAATTTTCAGCTGATTTGTAAACCCGAGCAATCAGGAAAAACATTTATTATGATACAGCATATCATAAAGGATTTGTCAGACCCTATGCCTGGCAAAGAAATAATAAATTTTATATTATGTGATAACAACTTACTTCTTACACAGCAAACCAGCGGACGCGTTAAAAAGGACCTTGCACAAGCTAAAAAAGACATTTCATCACTTACCCACCAAGGCGAGCATTACATCGAACTTTCATCTCATTCCAGAACAAACTACCACGGAGTCGACGCAGTATTTACAGCAATCCTAGATCCAAGAACCAACGCCAGAAACATCATTTGCTGCACAAATGGGACCAGAATGGAAGACATTGCCCGCCTGATAACCCTCATTAATTCGACTATCTTTACCTCTGATAAATTTCATTTCAACATTTGGTTGGATGAGGCTGACAAATTTACCAAATTTATTGACGCGACACTTTGGCCAATTGTTGAAACATACTCAAATGTCAAAGTTAAGCTAATAACAGCAACACCACAGCCCCTTTTTCAAAAATATAAATACATGAATGTTTTGCCAATTGAAAATACGACGACGGACATGTATCATGGTTGGGAAGACAATTGTATTCGCATCATAGAGAAAGACGGAGGATGCCAAGTTTTCGTCGATCATATCTTATCCAAAGTAGCACCTGAAGCAATTCAAGCAGGCACAAAATGGTTCATTCCGGGATTGTCCGCAAAAAAAAGCCACGAAGACATTAAAAACATTTGCGTTTCTAAAGGAATGGCAGTTATATGCGTTAATAGCGATGGCATTGTCCTTACATTGCCTGACACACTTGAATGCGTGAAATACACAAAAGATGACGAATTCAACAGTAAAATAATGGAAATATATACTGAAAAACAGTTGGAAAGATTCGCAGTCGTAATCACTGGTTACATTTGTATCGGGCGCGGTATCACCATCATGTCTGAAAATTTCATGATAGATTATGCGATTCTTTCTCACTATTCGAATAAAAATGAGGCGTCGCAACTCGCTGGCAGAGTAAAAGGGAATATTAAAGGATTTAGTTCCTATAATAGCGAAAGACCGCCTGTTATTTTCACCAAGGAAGAATTCAATCGCGTTGCCATTGAATGGGAACATAAATCAAGAACCTTGGCGCAACTAGCATTTCAAAAAAAGCAAAACGGGCAACATACTATTGTCAATAAAGCGGAATTTAAAACTTGCGACCTTAATATTGAAGCTGAAGCTGAAGAGGCGCTGCCAACAGCTCCTTCAATTACTAACTGCCGGATTTATAACGACGAAGCCACCGTCAAGGTCGTGTGTAAGAAACTGGGTTATCAATACAGAGCAACTCCGGATAACACGGAAGGACTTAAAATAGGCTTTAAGGAAACTTCGTTAAATAAAACAAAGTGTGTAGTAACATTAGACGAAGCAGTGAAAAAGATTTCAGGTGGTTATGGAAAAAATAACAAGGGCAATGCTTACAGAACATACTATCCATGTTATACGGATACAAATGACGCTGCTACTCTAAGATTTGTCCTTATAATTAGACCAGAAACAGACCCGAATCTTGTAGCTGAAGTAGACTCGATGTTTTGTTCCATTTCTTTAGTATAAAAATAAATTGTATAAAAATAAATTGTATAAAAGGTTACCGTTAAGGATTAGTAAAACTCATAAGAGTTCCCTTTTTTACCGCATGCTAAAATGTAGCATTGTTGTTGTGTAATGGCTTTAAGTTGTTTTAATATATATATATTTATAGGACCCCCTTTTGCGCGCATTTTTTCTTTAAGCCGGTTTCATATATATATTAAAAAATTGAACTAAAGAGTGCGCAATATAATATATATAAAACAATTTAAAGAACAACCATGGATAAACGAATTAACCGAAAAATTGAGGCCTATGTCTCCGGATTCAAAGAAGATGTGATGTCTAAAGCTGCGCAAATGGGATTAGCAGTAGACTCGAATTTGGCCGCATTAGTTAAATATGTATATGATTACGACCGCCTTGTTTTATCGAAGGAAGACTTCATGAAACGCAAACGCGTCAAAAATGCGGTTCATCTGGCTGACCGATGTGGCGCAAAACGCGCCAGTTGCGAACAGTGTACTCGACGCAAGAAAGAGGGTTATGAATATTGCGGCACTCATTTGAAGGGGACACCTCATGGGATTTGCGATTCCAGCGACACAGAGAAGCCGCTGGGGCAAAAGATAGAAGTATGGGTCCAAGATATTCAGGGCATTGTTTATTATATCGATAAAAATTATAATGTGTATCAAACCGAAGATATATATACTAACAAAGTGAATCCAAAAATCATCGCAAAATATGTTAGAACCGGGGAAAATTATAGCATTCCGGAATTCAATATGCTATAAATTGCTCTATATATTATTATATTTATTTATACTATAATGAATAAATATACTATTTTTTTCGCGTTAATTATTGTTATTATTACAATTTATGAATTTAGAGGGCTGTTATCGGAAGGATTTAGAGCTAATAGCGACAGCGGTGCTGTTCAAAAATGTTCCGAAATGTCTTCTGACTGTAAAAAATGTGTTCAAACCAAAACTGGTCAGGATGGTGTTTGCTATTGGTGTAATGGCAAATGTACTGCTAGCGACGATTATCATGCTGGATGTAGTTCCGATCCCATGAAATGTGGGATAAATCCAGGACCAACGCCAGGACCAACGCCAGGACCAACACCAGGACCAACACCAGGACCAACACCAGGACCAACACCAGGACCAACACCAGGACCAACACCAGGACCAACACCAGGACCAACACCAGGACCAACACCAGGACCAGTTATTCCTTGCCCGAAATGCCAAGCGTGTCCGAAATTACAAAGACTAGACCCGGGTAGCTTCATGAGCTTACAATAATGTTGTTAGTTATAAGTAGGAAACAACAATTTATCTAAAGTCGTTCTAACACAAAACAATCTGTGTAAAATGATGCCTAATATAAACATGCCAACAATGGTTTTCAAATAGTTCCATTTCATCACCCATGCCAGCAATAGCGCTCCAATTATCGTCATTGTTACATCCACATAGGCTATATTAAATATTCTATATGAATGAATTCCTTCTTTTGGTAGACCAAGAGATTTATCTAATGTATCCTTTAATTTTGAATCACACAAACCAAACATTATATACTAACAAAATACTATTAACAATGAATTATTGAAATACTATTTTTATTGAAATACTATTTTATTGAAATACTATTATGTTAGTTCGATATAAATTTCATCTTCAGAAATATAATATGGAAACACAGTGTCGTCAGTTTCGTTACTAGATAGACTGAACAGCCCTGACGATATGGACTTAATTGGCGACCTACATGGCCTTACATGGGGCATTATCTGCGTAGTAGGTTCCTCCTTACATTCATGTAGGGCGTCAAAATCCCCGTTGTATAATTGCGACATATAGTGGCCGATATTGACAAATACTTGTTTATTAATGCTACTGATGACTTCGATAATATCATCATTTATATCATATTCGTCGTCTGCTTCATAAGATAGCGCGCATGTTTCCTCGGAAACATTCATGTATTATATAATGAGGATTGACTAAATTTTACACCAATAATAGAACCCAATAACTATATTATCCTTCTTTATTATGTTCTATTATTTGTTAGTTAGTATCATAATAAGGCTATATTTTTCATTGACTATTTATAATCCAACAATAAAGACAAGTTGAAAAAGAGTGTATACAATTGACTTAGAGAAATATTCGAAAGAAATTTTTAGTGAAGTGAAAAGTGAATGAGAAAGTGAAAAAATTGAAAAAGTGTAAAAGCGATATAGAAGAAGTATATAAGCCGAAACTGCCTACAAAAGTAATAACAAATACCGAATCAAAATAATAATAATCAAAGTAATAATGAATAAAGAAAGCGTAAGAATGAATGTGAGTGTGCTGTTGATGAAGTCGCTGGAGAGAGCGGCGGCTCAATATGCGCGAGAGTGCGTGTTAGCGTGCGGAGCGCGGTATAATTTTGACGCGGAAGAAGCGTTAAAAGAGCTGAATGTAGAAAATGTAGGTATACAGGTGAATGCGATGAAGAAGCGAGGAAGCA